GTTGTCGCCGCTGCTTAATCAATGTCTTTAGCCGCAACAGTCGGAGCCTCAACCTCAAATTCCTACTGCGCTCTCGCCGAAGCCGAGACCTACTTCGCGGATCGCATCGGCAAAGACGATAACGGGAACTGGAACAAGACCTCGGCTGGAATCAGCCGCACGGACGCGGAGAAGTCGGCTGCGCTTGTCACCGCAACTCGGCGAATCGATGAAGAGCAGTTTCGCGGATTCAAAGTATCAACCGATCAGGCTCTCAAGTGGCCCCGGGTCGGAGTGACTGATGAAGATGGCATTCCATTCTCAACTACCACCATTCCAGAACGAGTAAAGCAAGCGGTCTACACCACAGCACTTGAACTTCTAAGAGCTGACTTTATTAGTGAAACCTACATGGGCAACTTTTCTTACTTCTCAGCCGGCGCCGTTCAGATCAAGCAGTTCAGCCAAACTTCTGCCGGAAAGTTACCCGCTGAGGCTGTGCGACTTTTACGACTCGTAATGATCTCGGCTGGTGGTGGCCGGATAGTGCGCGCATGACCACACCACTCGGCATCGCACTCAACCAGTTAGCAACTTACACCGATGTGATCCTTGAAAACGTTTACCCGGATGTGGGCAGAGTCGAGCGCCCTGAGTTCACTCCCGCTCCGGTCTACTCAACTGTTGAATCATCGATCGGTTGTTCATGGGCTCCAGCCAGTAAAACCGGAATGGAGTACATGCGGGCCGGACAGATCAATGCAGTGGTGCCTTACGAGATTACGATGTCTGGATCGACCGATGTGAAACCGCAAGACAGAGTGATCATCGAAGCACGCGGTAACGAACCGGAACACACCTTTGAAGTGAAGGCGATTTTAAGAAACGCGGGCCTGCCGATGACCGTTCTTGGCACTTTGGAAGGATAGATGAAGCGATTAAGAGATCGAATCAAGCACAAGTGTTCGACGGGTAAGTATTTGAAGTGGTTTAAGGCCAAACATCGGCCCGCAAGGTAGATGTCAGTTCAGTCAAAAAACAATCTTCCGCGCATTCAGTCGCAAATTGAAAGAGCACTATCTGAGGCGGTGCGCAAAGCCGCGTTTTTGATTGAAGCACAGGCGAAGACTCTTGCTCCGGTCGATACGGGAATGCTGCGCAACTCCATCCAGACACGCGTTGAAGGACCATTGAAAGCAACCGTGGGAACAAACGTCGATTATGCCAGTGCGCAGGAATTTGGTACGCGTTTTCAAAAAGGGAAGCCGTTCTTAACTCCGGCGGCGGACCAAGTCAAGAAAGAATTCGAGAACGAACTGACGAAGATTGAAAGGTCTTTGAGATGAAGGCAACTGAACTAACGATGACGATTCAGTGCAGCACGTGGCGAATGCGATGGAGTCTCCGTGCTCTCAGATTGGCCATACGTATTGCTCCGGCCCAACCGCGTCTCGTGAAGGCCTTCCGGCGCGCAGTTGTAAGCGCAATCAACCGAGGCGTCAGGTTAAGGGTTAACGACGATAAGTGGTTTCGACCAAGCCGTCCGCTCGTTACAGAATCGATCTTTGAGTAATGGGGCACGAAGCAGCAGCCGCAAAACTTGCAGTCGAAGCGGTCTTGCCGGGCACGTTCTTTGAATCGGCGCCGCAGAACGCAGTAGTTCCTTACATAGTCTGTCGGCAGCGAAGTCCCGGCACGGACTCACAAGTGATTGGCGGTACTCGCGCAATGACCTCGCCACTTGTCGACGTCGGGATCTGGGTCGAATGGAACCCGTATTCAGACGTTGCACAAGCTGGCGCGAAAGCAATTGATGCCGCGATGGAATCGCTTAGAAGTTATCCGGTTACTGACGCGAACGGCGATGTTTGGGAAGTCAGTTCACGAAGCGAAGGCGGCGCATGGATCAGAGAAGAAGTGGATCTTAAAGCAAGCAAAAAATTCTATTGGGTCGGAAGAAGTTATCGCTTGAGTATTTCAGCAGCATAGGAGATTAGATGGCTTACACACACACATGGGGATTGAGCTTTAAGTCTGGCGGGCAAAGCGTCTCGACCACGACTGAAGTTGTCACTTCAAGCGGCGAAGCAAACATTTCAGAAACGATTGCAATGAACGCGGATAACGTAGTCATCAACATGGCTATTGACGTCTCGGCGTTGAAGTCGATCTTCCTGCTTGCTGAAAAGAACATGACGCTGGCCACGAACGATGATCTTGATGGAAGTCCCGATCACACAATCGTGCTGGTGGCCGGACAGGCCCTCAGGTGGACGGTCAACAGTTCTAACGCCAGCCCCTTTGCAGACTCAGCAACAGACGTGGTTGACATTCGCGTCACCAACGGTGCTGTCGCTGGCAATTTGCAAATTTGGACACTGCAAGACGCTACTCCGTAATGAGACACGCCTGTAAGTGCGGTCTCTCATACCGCAATCCTCACGATCTCGACGAACACAAAAGAGTTGGCTGTCGAGTTGAATCCGCGAAGGGTGAATCGCTCTCAGCCGATCCTGACGCGATTGAAGAAGTGATCGCCGAAGAAGTTACCCAGGAAGTCTCACCCGAACCTGAACCGCAAGAATAACTAACCGCCCACCTCATTAACGGGCACTCACAAAGGAATCCTCACAAATGTCGCGAGCAGACGTAAATATTGTCTCCCAAATTGGCGTGGAAGCAACGCCTGGCACTCAGGTTGAGGGCGATCTCCGCCTGCCTTCAGTTGACATCGAAATCTCACCCGAGCACCAAAAGCAGTTCTATCGCGGCGCTGGCTACAAGTTCAACACCATCGGGGTAATGAACAAGTCGTGGTCCGTAGGTTCTTTCAAAGGACCGCTGAACTTCACCGAACTGGCGATCATCCTCTCTAGCTATTCCAACTACGCAGCACCCTCAAACGTTGGTACAGGTGGAAAAGGCTGGACGTTTGCTCCGGGCATCGGTGGCACGGCTGACATCTTCAAGACCTTCACGATCGAACGCGGTGACTCTACTTCCGCAGCCGTTGCGACGAACGGGATTTTTAACTCACTCGATATTGAAATCACCCGCGAGAGCGGAAACATTTCAGGTGAAGTGCTCGCGAAGTTGTTCTCAGTAGGCGAGACACTTACTGCATCCCCAACCACCTTGGCTAACACGCCGGTCTCAATGGCCGATATGTCGCTGTTTCTGGATGCGGCATCGGGCGATTTAGGCGAAACACAACTGGAAAAAGTTTACAAACTCTCGATCAAGCTGCCAAAGAAATACGATCTGGAGTGGTGCCTCGATGCTTCCGAACCCAGCTGGTCCGACACTGTAGAGCAGGCCATGACGCCCAAACTCACTTTTGAGGCGCAATTCACTCCGCAGATGGAAACTCTCTACTCCGCACTGAAGGCCGACAACGTAGACAACTACTTCCTTCGTGCCTTGGCTGTTGGAAATGCAATCGGCGCAGGCGCTGATTACACCTTCCAGGGCGACTTCGCTTTGCAATTTACGGATGCAAAAGAACAGCGAAAAGGCAACGGCGACGTGTTCGGCTTTAATTTTGAATTCGAGATTGTCGGGGATCCAGCCTGGGGCAAGGCATGGTCTATATACCTTGTAAACCAGCTCGCAGACTACGCTTAATTCTCAACCTACCTGACTGACCACTCTCCCGGCGGGCGATTCGACAAACATAATCGGACGCCCGCCGAACTTCTAAAAGGAAGAACAATTTATGCCTATTCTGGCAACCAACATTCAGAAGGCGCGGCATCCGATGTCGCCTATCACCATCACGCTAATGATCGATGGTGAAGAGCGCACGGAAACTGTTCGCCTCAATCGCTGTACGCTCTCACCGGCCTCGCGGGCGCAGTTCAAAGAAACTTACGACAAGACCGCGCCCGACAAGGAAGAGTTGATCCGCCTAATCGTAATGGCTGACGTGCAAAGTCCCGACGTGGTTGACGCGGAGGCCAAGCCGTTCCCGCTCTCGGCTGAATACTTGGACGGTGTTGACGATCGCGTGTTGCTGTCGATCTGGAATTCACTTCAGGAGTCGCGAAGCCCAAACGAGCAGACCTCGACCAGTACGAAATCTGGCTGAGGTCACCAAATCACCCGGACGCTCACTGTCCTGAATACGTTGACATCATCGATCTCGCGATGATGTTCAGCTGCAACCCGCAAGAAATATGGGAAAGATGGGACGAACTCTGGATCGAGCGCATTAACGTAGTTATGCAGGCCCGGCGCTTGGCGGCGGTTGATCATTCGAAGAAAACAATAGACAAGGAAACTTAGTTTTGAGCGTGAAGGCCTTCGAGCTCTACGGAACAATTGACTTGCAGTCTGGAAAGATGCAGGCAGGGCTAAAGAACGCCTCAAAACAGTTTTCGGAATTTGAGTCCAAGGCGAAAGGCCACATCAGGAGCGTTGAGTCCGCCTGGTCCAAGCTCTCAAACTCAAATTTCTCACAAGGCTTTCTGTCAGGTTTTGGAATTCAGCGCGGGCAGGGGCTTGACGCACTTGCGGGCGGAGCGGCAGCGAACTTGATCGGTGGCGCCATTCAACAGGGCGTTGAAAAGATGCGCGATCTCAGCGCGCGCGGCATGGAGTATTACGATGTCGTGCAGATGACGAAGCTGTCGTTTGGCACGCTCCTTAACGACATGCAAAAGGGTAAAGAGCTTACTGCCGACATGCTGAAGTTTGCTCGTATCACGCCCTTTGACGATCAGCCTGTCCTTAAATACTCCCAATCTCTTCTCGCGGCTAAGGTTCAAGCAAAAAACCTGCAAACTTATCTCAGTGGCATCGGAAACGCTCTCGCGGGTGCTGGTAACTTTAATGTCACGGCACAAGAGGGAACCGTAAGGGCGCTAACGCAAATGCGCGGCAAGCCTACCCTCATGTCAGAAGAGTTGAAAGGTCAGCTTGCCGATCATATCCCTTCAGCGATTGCTGATATGGCTGCTGCTCTTGATGTGTCCGTTGAAACATTAAACAAAAAAATGGCGGCGGGCGAAGTCAAGAGTATTCCGGCGGTTGACCTTCTCATAGACTACTGGAATAAGAAATATGCGGGGCTAATGAAGTTCGCGGGCGAGAATACTTTCGTCGGCCTTGAATCTTCAAAGCGTTCTGCTGAAGCCGCAATGATGGCAAATGCCTTTGCTGGTGGTGACGTGCTAAACCCGTCGGCGGGGGCGGCTGGCCCAATCAGGTTGCAAGCACTCAGGGATCAGATCGTTCGACGCGACGAAATGGGCAAGCCTGGAGCGGTTTCAGATGCGCTGGGGGGACTGGCAAGCGCTTATCTGAAAGCTCGCGACAAAGACGATGAGGTGCTTTTTGCATTAACGGGCAGCGCGGCGCGCGGTGGCGTTGGTTCAATCGTTACCAAGACGGCCTCAAAGGTTAGCGACAACATGGCGGCCCCTCCAGGGTTCTTTTTAGGCCAATCAATAGGAGAAACAGTTGCGCCGGGTTGGAAGGGTATTCCAGGGGCAGACAAACTCAATCCAAGCTTTCAGGATCTCGGAAATGGAATTTCGAGTTTGGGCCAGTGGGCTAAATCACTCTTCACTACGGCAACAGCTTCAGCGATCGATTCGGTCGAACAGGGCAAGGGCCCAATGAATCAGGCCGGAGCGACGCTGGGCGACTCGCTGATAACGGGCATGAAGTCGCAAAAGGGTCTCGACTCTCAATCGCCATCGAAGCGCGCGATTGCCGAAGGTCTGAATGTTCGACTCGGCTTGGCGCAGGGTCTTGCTGATCCGAGTATCAACTTGAGCGCGGCGGGCGCTGGCCTCGCGGATGAGATCTTTGCAGGATTCCGAGGGACGCGCGGCGTCACCGGAGTGAGTGAACGCGATTACTTGGAAAAAGTCAGCCAAAACCCGACCGTTAAAGCATTCTTCGAGGCAATCAAAAAGGCCGAAGGCGGCGCGCCTGATGTTATGGCCGGTGGGCGACGTGTAAATTCAGGGCCTTTGCATCCGGGCGAAGTCGTGCCGATGTCGCAATGGTTTCGAACCTCGAAAGGTCCAAGCTCCGCATCTGGCGACTTTCAGATAACACGCACGAACTGGCGCAACCTCGCGCCACAATTGGGCCTCGACAACTTCTCTGATGAGCACCAGCAGTTCATAGCTGCGCTGAAACTCTTCAAAGATCGCGGCGGTCTGCCTTCGCTTCTCTCTGGAAACATCGACGCAGCGCGAAACATCGCGGCGCTTGATTGGACTTCAACACCGGGAAGCAAGATCGGCGGCGGCAAACAGCTCTCCAATAGCCGTTGGATGGGCTACTTCAACCAAGCACTCGGGAACGGCGGGTCGAACACCGCACAAATTGCGAGCGCGGCAACTCCCGTTCCGGTAACAATTGTTGATTACGGCAACGGGGTTGACTTTAGGAGTGGGCCCTCACTCTACGACTACAAAGACCCGGGCCTTCAGCGACAAATCGATAGCGCGCGCGGGATGTACGCAGCCAGGCGAGGACCGCAAGCGCAAATAGGAACGCGCACGATTAACGATCCTGTCCCGGTGAATGTTGATGTCTTTGGTGCGGCGGAAACGCTCACTACCTCCTTTTCGGCTGTCAGCGAGCAAGCGCTGATACTCAGAAAACCGATTGAACTGTTGGGCGAGTCGGCAACGGCGGCGGCAAAGAATCTCGGCGGGCTGACGGAAGAAGAAATCGCGGCGAAGAGAGCGGAAGCGCTTGGCGATGGCAACAAAAAGAAGAAAGCAAAGCGCGACAAACTCTTCGACGCCGCACTTACGAAAGAAGGTATTGCCGGAGACTTTCAAGGCAATCTACAGGGGATGCTGGGCGGCGACCTGTGGAAGGGCAAGTTTCTCAAGGATCACCTTCTCGGGGGCTTCCTGATGCCTATGCTCAAAGATATGCAGAACCGAGCGGGCCACGATCTTTCCTCAATGTTAACGGGTGCGCTGTTCGGTGGTCGTGGGGAAGACGGAAAACTGTCTGGTGGATTGCTGTCCTCACTTCTTGGCGGGTTATTCGGCGGCGGCGGTGGTGGTAAAGCGGGCGGCACTGGCGGTCTGCTTGCCGGAGCACTTGGCGGCAGTGCCGGAGGCGGTAATTCGGGCGGCGGCTTCCTCTCGAAACTCTTTGGATCTCTTTTCGGTGGCTTCCGCGCTTCTGGTGGCGACACGCTTGCGGGTCGATTCTATGTGGCGGGAGAGCGTGGACCGGAACTCATAGCTGGTCCGGGCCACGTCTATAACGCCTCACAAACCCAACAGATGATGAGCGGCGGACCTTCACGCCAGCAGTTCGTTTTCGTGGACGATGAACGCGCTGCGCAGGAACACTACAACGCATCTGATCGAGTCCTCATGTACCGCATCCGACGAAATCAAAGACGAATGGCAAGGATCAATAGATACGCTTAACCCCTGACATCCGGAACCTCACACTATGCCAGCCCTCTCCGCTGTCTGCTCAAACGAGCTTTTAGATAAAGAATTCGGCGCCGTTAATTACACACCGCCGGCTTCACACTGGCTCGCTCTCTATTCGGTCGCGCCGGCGGCAGACGGATCGGGCGGAACGGAACTCCCCTTTTCCGATGACTACGCTCGAGTAGAAATCCCCAACGATAAAACAAGCTGGACCACCGCTTCAGCCAAGTCAGTCACGAATGCTATTGAGCTTGCCTTTCCACAAGCGAACGGCGGCGACTGGCCTGCCGCAGTTGCGGTAGCTCTCAAAACGGCGTCAACCGGAGGAACAGTCCGTGCGCATGGCGCCCTGGAAGAGTCTGTGACCATCCGGGACGGTAAGACCGCCTCTTATGACATCGGCGCGCTGGAGATCATTTTCGCATGACCTACGACGCGAGAGAAATAAGCACTTACGGCGGTTCCCCAATCGAGTTTTATAAATTCGATACCGACTCACGAAGTTTCTGCTACACCTCTGCGCCAATCGATCTCGACGTCATGATCGACGCGGTCGAATACGCCTTTAAGTCGGTCTACATAACGTCGCCACAGATCGAGCATGGTGGAGATCTCGACGAAGCCGATATTCGCTTCACCGTTTCGCGGACGGTCGCAGTCGCAAAGCTCAACATCAAGTATCAGCACCCAAGCAAAATTGCTCTCACGATCTATCGCAGACACCAAGGCGATAGTGAAGTCCGGCCCTACTGGATTGGAAACGTCAAGAGCGTCGAACTGGCTGGAGATCTCGCGGAAATCACCGCTGAAAATCTTCTAGCGGCAGCGAAACGAAACGGACTTCAATACAACTACACCCCACCCTGTAATTACACGCCTTACGTCTTTCCCTGTCCGGCGAATCGAAACAACTATCGCTATACCGCGACGGTGGAATCCATTGATGCCGCCGCCGGAAAGATCACTGTTTCGGGGGTCGGCTCTTTTGCGGCTGACTGGTTCAAGGCTGGGGAAGTTGAACTGCCCGATAATGACGGCAGAGACATTCTTTCCGACACCATCTCCGGCTCGAATCGGATCCTCGAGCTCTCCGCTTCATTCCCGGCAACCTCGTTAAAGGTGGGTGATGAAGTTCATTGCATCGCTGGCGACGACCTCTCGTTCGCTGCGTGTTCCGTGAAAATGGACCTGTATGGCGAAACCAACCAGGGCGAAGCTTTTGGCGGCTTTCCTTACTCCGTCAAGAGCAATCCGATGAAACCCACCGAAGGAATAGTTCAAGCAAGGACATAAATGCCTCAAGGCAAAGCCAGCGGATTTAGTTTCTCGAGCATGGGCATCGATGCCGGCATTCAAGTCGGCGTGTCGATTGTCATGGCCTCGATCTCTGCCCGGCTCAATCGAAAGAGCCTGAAGGACTTCGACTACCCTGAAATCGATCCCACTCGCAAGATTCCCTATGTCGCCGGAACGGTCAAACTCGACAGTCCGCAGATCATTGACTGGTACGACTTCAAACGCACTCCGATCCACCTCACAACCGGCGGCATTCTTAGCTACTTGTTCCCGGTCATTCCGTTAATAAACCTGCTTCCGTTTGGTTACCGCTACTACCTCGGAATGACGATCGCCATGTGCCTTGGCGAAGACGTCGTGCTCGAGAAGGTTTACGCGGCCGACAAAACCCTCTACTCAGGAACGGTCACAGGTGGATCGACTTTCACGATTGATGCTCATGGGGCTTTTGGATCTGAAGGCGGCATGTATGCGGTGTGTGACTTCGCCTCTGGCACTTACACGCAATCCCGGAATGCCTACTACGCCACTCAGCGCTCGCATCCGCCGGCTCACCGCGGCGTGGCGATGCTTTATTACGGTGGCCCAGGCAGGGCCAAGGGTCGAGACGCAAAGATCAAGTATTCGGGATACGTCTCGCGAACAAACTACATTCGCCCCTTTGCGTTTAAGGTGCGCCGCTGTCCCGATCTGTTAGGCGATGGCTTTCACAATATCAGTGGTGAAGCGAACCCGGCGCACGTGATCGTTGACCTGTTAACCTCAACGGTCTATGGCATGGGCGTTCCGAGCTCGCAGATTGACATCACCAGCTTCGAAGCAGCTTCCGAGACGCTTTACGACGAAGGATATGGAACCTCGTTTGTTTGGGACCGGGACGAGGAAGTTCAAGGTGTGCTACAGCGAATGGTTGACCTCTGTGATGGAGCATTGTTCACTTCACCCACTACAGGCAAGTGGACGTTTAATTTAATCCGACGGGATTACACGCCCAGCCTTTTACCGCTACTCGATCAATCAAACATCGTTGAGGTTCTGTCTTACACAACCCGAACGCCGGACGAAGCTGTTAACGAAGTCCGAATCGATTTTCTTGAGATCGCCACTGACTTCAAGAAAGCATCGGCTACATGGAGATCGTTAACAAACCACCGCATTCGCGGTGAGCGTGAACCTGTTACCCTGCATCATCCAGTTGGAAATAAAACCACCGCGAATAAGTTAGCTTCACGTGAAGGGTTGGCCCTTGCTCTCCCACTCAAGCACTTAAAAATTAAAGTCAATCGCGAGGCTTTTAACTTCTCACCCGGCAGTGCTTTCCGCTTCTCCTGGCCGGAGTACGGCATTGTTCAGGAGATCTACCGTGTCTCGCGAATCGACCTCGGCTCACTGACGCAAAACACCATCACGCTCGACTGTGTATTAGATCGTTTTGGTTTTGGAGCCGAAATGTACGGCGAAGTCGTTGATTTTAACTGGATAAATCCGGTTGAAGCAGATTCCGTGCTTGATGATGGCGATCCGCAGTCGGTTAACTCAGTTGCCCTAACGCCTCCAGTCTCACCCTTAAATGGTGATGCCTACATTGTTGACGCGGGCGCGACTGGAGACTTTGCCGGACAGGACGGGACCGTTGCTACTTACTTTGACGGTACGTGGACCTTCACCTCACAGGATGACGATACAAGAGTTTATAACGAAGCTGATGGAAAGTTCTACGATGTTTCGGGTGGTACATGGACTGATGCGCAAGTTGGCTTGTTGACCGGAGATGTTACCGGATATCTCCCCGAACTGACTGTTGTTGGCCTGCGCACGCAACCGCTTGCTGAAGACCTACTCGACGAGGGCGAAACGTGGGTTATGGGACCAGACGGGGAATTGATCCCGACGTTGGTAGCGCCGCAATCGCTCGGCGGCGTGAATCTTCAAACAGGCACGACCTATACCTTTGATACGACTGATCGATCAAAGCTCGTTTCTTTCTCGAATGCCTCACCAATAGCCGCCACCTTACCCGAAGCAGGATCGACCGGCTTCGATGAAGAGTGGTTTGTTGACGTAGAGAATCGCGGCGTCGGCACTCTCACGATCACGCCAACCGACTCGACAGTAGACGGAGACGTGTCGATCGACTTGGAAGAGAATCAAGGCATTCGTCTGTTTTCCGACGGTTCAAACTGGTACACGCAACGCGGCATGACATCAGCAGGCGGCGGCGGGACAAACCCAACGAGCGGCGTAATGCCCTACAACAACGCAGGCACATTTGCTGATTCAAATATCACACGCACGAGTTCAAGCATAACCACGGTGAACAGCGGGACATCAATGCGGTTCTCTGATAATGGTGCATCAGCGCCCGCTATTTCGTTCACCACACAGACCACAACCGGTCTATGGGTTGAAGGCTCTGATCAGTTTCACTTTAGCGTCGCCGGGAAACACGCGGTCAACTTGTTTTTTGCCACTTCTAGTCGCGTGGATGTGTTGATTGAGCCGACGCAGGGAGTACTCGGCTTTGGCTCAACCTCGCTCGTGGTTGGTTTTTGGCTACCGCGCAATGGTCAGATGGCGGTTGTCTCAGATCACGATGTACCGCCAAGCCACGCGGGTACTCTCTACTCACCAACAGAAAACGCAACGACCTCCGGCACTAACTGGGTGATCAATTTCGATGTCGGAAACGTTCGTAAGATTTTGCTCGATGGCACTCACACTAATGTTAATGCGGCGACCAACCCCAAAGACGGCACGATTCTCACTTTAATAGTCCAGCAAAGCGCCGGAGGCGGCAATAACCTCACGTGGGACAGTTCATGGAAATGGACGGGCGGATCACCTCCAACAATTACATCGACGCCTAATGCCATCGATATATTTCAGGGCTGGAGTGACGGCACAAACATATACGAGATCGCGCGATCACAAGACGTTAAATAAATGCCTACCAGTTACGAAGATACTGTACTTGAAGATTCGCCCGCTCTTTTTTGGAGGCTCGATGTAGATCCACCTGCCACTGACGGGCAAACAGTTCCCGATCTGTCTGGCAACGGTCTTGATGGCTCATTGGTTGTTAGTGGCACGGATGAAGCATGGGGTCTTACCTCACCTATTGAAACAGACGGATCAAGCACAGAGTTTTGGGGCTACACGGCATCAGGCGGTGCACCGGCACCATTTGAGACTTTGGGCGGCGTGTCACGCATCACGCGAGCCTCGGATGCTCTGCTGACTGTCAGCGGAGATTTTGCTATCGAAGAATGGTTGCGCCCAATGGATGAGCGGCCGGGAGCTATCGACTTCGCAATGGCGCAGAAGCAAGGCTCAGGCGGCACAATGCTCTGTGGTGGTGCTAACACCCGGATCGGCGGATTCGTCTTTGATTGGGACGGCGCAACAGCTACTCGCTGGGACGTCATTGATACGTCGTTCCGCGTCATCGATCACCTGGGAGAATCGTTTCACGTCGTAGTAACCCGAGTTGGTAACACTCTGGCCTTGTATATAAATGGCTCGCTGCGAACCACGACGATCATTACCTCGGGACTGCCGACTCTTTTCAACAGCAGCCCCTTTGTCGTGCAACCGTCGACTGGCTTTTATAACAACGCCCGCCATGATGAGGTTGCATGGTACACACACTCACTAACGGGGCCACGAGTGCGAGCCCATTACGACGCCGCAAGACTGGTCCTACCTCTGCGCTCAAGACTGACAATCCGCTCAACTCTCACTCTCGACACCACACAGGAAGAATTAGTCGAGTTTCCGTTCGATCACAACTTCGCCCAGCCGTTTGGCGACGGGATGATTCCGATCAACGAACAGCTTTCATACTTCACCGACGTTATCCCGAGCCGCACGGATTACGAGCAGCGAATCACGTTAAGAGCGCACGGACCGTCGCGCACACTGCAATACCAAGTCACGCCTTCAAGTCCGCGAGCAAAAGCAATTCTGAATGCGCAACTTTTTAAGCCGGCCCAAACTTACTTGATTCCGATTTCCAATGACCGAACGCCTTTAACTGCCGATGCCGACACAGGAGACAACACGATCTCACTCGACACTATAGGCCGAGACTTTGAAGTTGGCTCCCGGTTGAGACTTGGCACCTGGGACGACTACGAAACTTGTGTGATAGATACCGTCTCGGAAACGGAGATCGAGATTGTTGGCACCCTGGCGAACGATTGGCCGACTGGTACTTCGGTGCGCCCGGTCCGCAAGGCCAAGTTGATCCAAAACAAGATCAAGTCGCACGCGGCAGACCGCGAAAGCGACACACTGGAGTTTCAAATCCTTTCAGGCGAGTTGTCGACTAACCGCGCGGCAGAGTTCACGCCCACATTAACGTATCGCGATGAGGAAATTTTTAACCTTGAGCGGGTCCGGGTCGATTTCCTGCAAGAAGTATCAATCCAGGACTTCCGCAGAGTTAACACGCTCGACAATAAGACCGGCGCCCTTGAACAACTCTCAGGTGATACAGGCACGGCAAGATCGATTCCTGTCAGGCTGCTTTATCGAGATCGGGCGGGCATGGCTGACTTCTTTGGCTGGCTGGATACGAGGCTGGGACAATCAACTCCGTTGTGGGTGGTGAGCTGGGAGAATGACCTGCAAGCCGTTTCCGGGGGTGGGAGCACACTTACCATCCAGTCTATCGGCTACACGCAGCGGTATAACCTGCACAGCGCCAGAAGGGACGTTTGCTTCATCCTCAATGACTCCACCTTTACCTGTCTGCGAGTTACCGGCACGGTTGATAATTTGGACGGGACTGAGACTCTTAGCTTTGACGGTTCCGTTCCCACTTTGGCGGATGTAAATCGAATTAGCTGGTTGAAGTATTGTCGATTACAAGGCGATGAAATTGAGATTGAGTGGCACCGGGCGAGCTCAAGTGGTCGGACGTTGTTGGAGTGCTCGCTTTCGTTCCGCGAACTACTGACCAGCCCCGACTAATCTTTCCCTAAAACAATGCAGACAAAGCGGCGTTTCGAGGTTGTGGGTTTCAGTCAGAACCGCGTGGCAGCTCGCGCAGTCCTTCAATCCTAAAATCCAGAAGCATAAGTTTCTAATGAGGCGTCTCACGTCGCGCATCTTGCGCTCGATTGGATCATGCAGCAAGTATTGAATTGGGTAAATGTTTACCGCACCCGAGTTCACGCCTTACCTTACCTATAGAGAGCTAACCAACACTTTCATCGCCGCCGGGTTGAGGCGGAATAAGGAATTCAACACACAAGGGCAGCCCTTCGATTCCGGAGCCGCTCGGATGCGGATCGTGCAGCAGTTCGAAGTTAAAACCGACCATGCGCCCGACGACTGAATGACACCATTCCCCGCGCGGCGATTTACCAGTTACTAAACAAAGAACGCCATCGCCATCTGGTAGTGGGTGGTGAACGATCTCCGTTCCGGTATCAGGCAGCCTTCCGACATCCTGCAATCCTTCGCCGCGAAATAAGCGCGGCTGAACCGTGCGAAACCACGCATAGCCGAGCGGGCGGAGCCACTCATTAACTCGTGGCATGAAGTCGCCATTCAGGACATCGAAGTTCGGAACTTCCGCTATATCAAGCTCCAAGATGGACGCGATAGCGGCGCTCAGGCAATTGCCCTTCTTGTTATCCATGACCGTCTGAAACACTGGTTTCATATCTCTATTCTCTCAGCTTCCTACTGGGCCGATTCCGAAGGGGCCAATCAATAAAAAGACCGCCAGTTTCGTTTCCCCCGACACTGACGGCCTCGAAAGATTCCACCTGGTAACGAAGATTTACTTTTTGACCGCAGGCTTTTTGGTTCCGCTCTTCGCCTTCGGCTTTGGAGTGCTCTTCGTTTCCTTCGTTGCTTTAGCCATCCCGGAGATCTCCTTTCGTTTAAAATATTAAAACTTTCCGAGTTTAGCATGCCTCCTTGATTACCGTGGCCGGTTTTCACGCATAACGATCTCCGAAGAGACGTCTCATGTCTTCACGGTTGCGCTTGTCGATTGCGTCTAACTTCTTGGCTCTCTGCTCGGCGGTTTCTTTTGGATCCCATGAATGACCATTGCCACAGATAGAGAGTCTTTTACCAGCACTCCATCTATGAGTTGATTCTGGTCTGCCGCAGTCTGGTTTAGGACAGTTGTTAGGTTCCATTGATCACCTCTTTTTCTACTTGAATCCGGCAACTTGTCGTTCTGGAATCTGCACGCCATGTGCGAGCGCATACAGATCTGCGAGGGCGGCGCTTTTGATTACTGAGGTTTCTGACCCGTGTTCGCGTAGCCATTGATTTGCGCTTGCGACATCGAACTTCTCGAAGACGATCTGAGACAAGCAGCGTCCGGGACGCGACACGGCAGCGTGAAGTGTTCCGACTTGCTCGTTTGTTGTGATTAGAACCAAGACACGCAAGCCTTGACCAAGTAGACCGTCACAGAGGTTTAGTAATCGGGCGAGTCCCTGTCCAACTTGCAACTTGGCATCCTTTGCCAACATCTCGCCCGCGTCTTCTAAGACAATCAATCGCCACGTTGGCCTAGTATCGGTTGTGCCGTTCGGGCCGCCAAGCAAGCGAGACGCGCCGCTTTCTTCTTCGAGAATAACGTTGAGCAGATAGTAGCCTTCTGTAAAAAACCTCTCCGGGTCAAGCACGTAGTGAATGCGGCACCACGAGGCCCATTCCTCGCCAAGCGCCCGAAGTGCGAAGGTCTTCCCTGTGCCGGGTTCACCTTGCCATAGGATTAACTTGCCCGAACCTTCGGCTAGTTCGACGGCTTGCAGGCTGGCGAGTTTCTCCCGCGTGGTGACTGGATAGTTAGCTTCGATCTCTTTCCATCCCGGCGCTTGGAGTTGTCGATCATATCGACGTGGGCCGTTCGCGGTTGAGTACCAGAACGTTACGTCTAACAGTTTTTGTTTGCGCTCAGCCGGCGGGAGCATTCGGCGCAATTCATCAAGCGTCTGTTCAGCGTCCAGCAAACTCGCGCTAAAGATCGAGCAGTTAAAATCCCGCCTCTCTTTAGACACGCGCAGGAGCGTTGCCGCTGATCTGAACACCGCTTCGTGATACCCAGACGAGGGCCGCAAGTCTTCAAAGATCAACTCGCCAGCGTCGCCAATAAAGCGCTTCATTACGCCATCCAGCGATCCCGCATCGGATACCCAAGATTCATTGACAACTGAGTTAAGACCCGAGACGCGCGCCGCACTCATGGCGAACCACAGGGCCGTGTGCGACAGGTTCAAGGACAGATTTGATGATGTTTCGCTCAACTCAACTCCCTTTCATTTCATATGGCGGTGTACGCCAGATCGAAAACGACTTAATCAAACTTAGTGCTACTGTTCTTTCCTTAAACACGACATCACGCGACCGATGCTCGATAAACTTGTCAACGAATACTGAACCGTCCTTTAAGACGACTCTGATCCGTTTCCCTCTTGGTGCGTGAGTGTGCGGCATCAGATTCCTGTGTTAGCGAAAGCTCCGGCAGCCTTGCCGCGGAGCTCCTTGAACAGCAGCCCGCGTCCTGCGACGTAGCCGTTTCGCGTCCTCACCCAATCGCTGACGGTTATCGTCTCTTTTTCCGCGGTAATTGTTTTCCCGTTGCTCTGAAGCTTTGTCCGCAACGGACGTCCCTTGATCAGATCAACAGGAAAGAAGGCCCGAATTTCTCCGTCCGCAATGACGGCAGTCACCGTGTTGAGCTGCCACAACTCGAGATCGCCGGTGGCTTCGTCCTCCGGTAAGCATTGCCGTATAGCGAACTGCGGCGTCTTCACAGGCACGGCGCTCTGGAGAAACGTCAACAGGTAACGCTCCATATCCTTCGCGTTGGTGTAGAGCGATGCGCGCGCAGCAGCTTCAAAGGCCGTGTAAAGTCCCGCCTCTCTCAGTGACTCTAACAGCGCCCGCTCTTGGCGCGTGAAGCGGTCTTTGGCCGGCGCTGGCTTAGGCGGCGGTTTTGGAACCAATTCGTTGTTTTCGTTTATCTCGAACACGCCGTACACACCGACTTGAACCTTGAATTGCAGTTTTGCGTCGCAATGCGGACATTGAAATGTCTTTGCGCGCGGATCGTCAAAAGACATCGGTTCGAACTCTGTCAACGTCTTGGTCACCGCTGTTTGCTCCTATTCTTCCTTTGGTGCGTACGGCAGATGGTTGAGTCTTATCCGTGGAGGCTTCGCCGGTTTTGGTTTCGCCTTGCGCGAGCGTGGTTTACTTCGTTTCTTTTCTGGCTTTTGCTTCACGCTGTTTTTCTCCCACGGCATAACACCAGGCTTTCTTGTCGAATAATGCTCCCGCGCTCAACCCCATTCTGATCTTTCGGCCAGCTTCGGCTATCAAAAGGGCATCGGCGATCTTGTGTGTAATCTGAAGCGTCGGGAATAGTTGCTGTGCTTTCGCCTTGCTCACGTTCTTATTGCCGCGAGTCATGCAGCCTAAAAGCTTCTGCCAGGCTTGCGGGCGGATGTCTTCAACCGTCATGCCGATCGTGATCAAGCAGCCGCGCAGAAAGCCGTAGCCCTGCATGAACTTTGCTGTGCTGACGATGCCAGCGTTTACCTCTTCCCGCTTCTCACCGTTCGGACCTTTGACGCGCCGGATCGCGGGCATCACCTGGACCTGTTCGAGAAAGCAGATGATCTCAATCTTTTCTTTCTGAGCCTCTTCTTGCATGGTCCACAGGTAATCGGCTATGCCGTCTTCAGTTGATGGCATGGGGATCGCTGACGGATACCAGTGCGCACCGTCTTGCTTCAGCTTGGCGATGCCGCCCGATTGGCCGGGGTCGATGCCGAGAATTATCATCTTGGCCCTCTCTTATTGAGGGCTTTGCACTCTTGGTAAATGGCTTCGCATAGGGCAAGGTGTTGCTCCGATGTCTTCCTGACAACATAGTCGTGTCCTGCATTAACGCCGCCCTTGAACTGCAAAACGCTGGACGGTTCCGATCTGTCACGCTTTGTGGTTGAACGCTGCAAACGTCGAAGCTCTACAACTAAACGGGCCTGTCTTCTCTTAACTAGAAGGAAAGGGGCCAACAACTTGGCAACTTCCGCCGCGTGATCGTTTTCGAGATCGATAACCCAGCAATCGCGGTGGATGTGAGCCTTTCTGCCGCGACTTTTTAATCGAAACTTTCCGATCGGCAACATGAGTACGTGGCACATAAAGTCCAACGGCGCTCGCTCGCACATGGCCACCGAAATTCGGACCGTATGTTTCGGGCTAAGGCGTCTATTAACACGTGACGCTTCGCGTCTCACTATCCCGATATAGCCCTCACCATCAACCAGTCCAGCTAAGTACGCGAGATGGCTTTCGAGTGGGAGCCTCAATAGGGAAGCGGTTTCCAGGTTGCTGGCCTCAGTTACCACGGTTTCTCCATTCCTGGATCGATGCCGATGATGATCACCGCTCTTTACTCCCCGCCGCACGGCGAAAGCTAAGGCCAGCCGGTCTGTCGCGTTTAGCGACTGGCCCATGCTCCGCACTCCCACGTTTCGATTCGTTTGCAAACTGCTTCGCGGCAGCTACCAGCATTTCATCCAACGCCTTGAGAGTCTCGGGCGTGACGCTTGCCGAAACCGTTGCAAACCCTCCTGACGGTAGTTGGACTCTCACTCTGCCCTCCTTAGCGTCGGCCGCTCATAGCCGTTACCTTCTTTATAAACAACTCTGTCGTTCAATGGTGTGAAGTAGGTAGCATTCTGAAACCTCACTTTTACATAACCATCAGTAAGCTGGTCCATTGAAATAAACTCTCCTGGATCTTCCCCGCGTCGAGCTGCGAAACCTTCTACTCGCTCACGTGGACCTTCAGGCTTTTTGCCAGATGCCACTCTTTACTCCCCAATAGCAGCTAACGCAGCACGACAGATCGCTTCCGGCAATGTATCCGATTCGCCGCGCACATCGATGTATCCCGGTGCACATGAACTGAGGGCGACGATCCACTTGCTTTCGCTCGGTAAGTTGGCAAAGTGCGTGAGCGAGATCATGTTGTCCTTTTCGAGCTTCGCTACCACTTGCATTGCGGCTTCAATAGATTCGCAGAATTGCGGCGTCCGACTCCACGTGAGCGGGAGTACCTCTTTCCGGTCAGGGATGATCCATTCGCCGTTACCGTTGCCGTATCGCGTTCCGCGCTTCCAGCCCATAACCTTTTCGGCAATAGCAAAGTTGAGTTCTCTTCCACTTAGTTCCTTGGTTGACTCAGGCATGGTCTACTCCGATTCAATTCAGCCATTGATAAATTACGAGCGCAGCCAACGAAATCAGCGCGGCGATCACCGCCCATTCATTCGCTTCTTAGGTCGGGAAGTCTCATGGTCTACTCCGATCTCACTTGGCACCGATAATCTCAATTCCCTCTGGGGTGCGAACAACCATCGCTCCACCAAACCCATACCTCCGCGCACGACCCGGCGTAGACGTGCTGTAGGATGTGCTGTACTCGGAATGGAGCTTCACCTTCCCGAGTGAATCATCCGGCTCTGGATTCGTCACAGCTAGACCGTGCTCGTGCGCCACGTCGAGCAGTCGATCCATCTCGCCCTCTGGCAGACGGCGGTTTGCATCGCTGCACTTCATACAGAATCATCACGTCGATGCTGTGACTGTGGTCAGTTTTCGCGAAAAACGGCTTGAGATGCAGCTCGTCGCCAATCGCAATCTTGTTCCCACAGATATGACAAGCTGGCTGACAGCCGTTCGCGATAAAGATGCGATTCAGCTCGGCGGTCAAGACGCCCTTGCCTTCGTTGTCGAGTAATTTCTCAATCGGCTTCATTCCCATCTCCAATCTTGTGCTCTGCTTCAAAAGCAATAAAGAGCGTCAACGGCTTCGTGTTCTGCGGTCATCGCCGCGTGAAGCAGTTGGATGTAATCGCCCGCACCACCGACTTCTGCTAGTTTCGCTTTTCTACGCGCGATCGCGGCTTCGACTATTGCTGACTGTAGACGCTGGTGCTCAGCTAATCGGGTTTCGATCTTCTTGACCCACGCAAGAGCCTCTATACAATCAGGATTGCCACAGTTCGGGCACGTTAGCGATACCTATTTGCTCAACCACATCTGCGCTTCACGTTTCGCTCGTTGCTCCGGTGATAACTCAGTGAACGGCATATTTCAATTCCCGTACATTGCTCCCAAAACCATCTTTTCGATGTCAGTGAGATCCCAATGAGCCATGACTGCGTAAAGCCCTGTCTGGCCTAAAGGCTTGAGCAGCATCGGGTCACCTGGTGCCCACTGTGGCCGTGGTAACGCTTCCCACTTTTCCACTTCCCAAAGGATGCAGTATTGATTTAGCGCGCTGCCGATAGGACGGTGCTCTGGCGGAACGATCGGGACTGCGGCTTTGACCGTATCGAAGTATCCGCGTGGAAACTCGCGGCGATTCCAGACAAACTCGCCCTTAGCGTTGTTGACGGGCACGGTCCTTGGCGTTAGCCCGAGAGGTAGCGTGCCAGCGGGAAAGTGAAACTGAAGCCGGTTAGCAATGTCGCTTTTGAGCGGTCGCAACACGCGATTGTGATCCGCAGAAAAGTACGCATCCCGCTCGTTAGTGTCGCGCTTGAAGTAGACTGTCTCCTGATCGGCGCGGCAGATTGCGATCTTCGGTCGATTGTCCGCGTCGAGGCCCGCCTTCAAAATCGCTGCGCGCGGATTGATCACGCCCAGCCCTTCAGACAGCGCGCCGTAGACAGCTTTCATCATCCGATCGTGCTGTGAACGACTGACGCGCAACGCAGACGCGTACTCTTTGTACTTCGCCAGCGCATCATCTTTGTTAAGAGTTACGACTTCAGCCGCATCCGTGAGCGGCCCTGTAAGAACTTGATCCATAAGTTTTCCTCTCTTTCAGCGGGCACAAAACAACCCGCCAGTCACACTATAGTCACACTACCGCCTCGGCTCGTTTCCGAGCTCGACGCTGGCTCGACGCTGTAAGTCGTGGAATTAAATGAGGTAAGTGGTATGCACCCAGCAGGGCTCGAACCTGCGACCTTCTGATCCGAAGTCAGATCCAAGCCTGTCCGTGTGCGACCGCCTAAGTCTACCAAGCCTCTGTTTATTCCGCTATGTCGCATTTTCAACGACTCTCTTGTCTACTATGGCCGTCTAATTCTTATGTGCGCGGCTGGGTTGTCACACTCCTGTCACACTCGCATTTGCGATCTCCATGTAAGCCTCTATGAACGTTTTCGCGACTTCGGCATTGATTGCGTTGCCGTAACCGCGCAGTCGTCCCACTCTCGCGGGAACGCCATGAGCCAGCGGGAATGAGCCGGGCTCAACTGCCCTGTATTTTCCGTCTTGGCAGTAGATCCATTCAGCGGTGGACCAGAAGCCAGCAAGCGGGTTTTCCGAAGGTTGCATGAGTCGCCTGCTTCGTTGTAATTCTCCGTTGCTGGACTCAATGCTGTTGGTGTGGGCCAACTCGCCAGAAAGACTTGATCCTCCAGCCGCGACTTCTTGTCTAACGCTCTCCCTGGGTTCCCCGTCGAGTGGCCGCTCTCGTTTGATCGCGGAGTCGCCCATGTTGCTAGTGCCGCCTGTTGTGACAAGGGAACTCCTGTGTCCCACGGACGCGCTGGTTTCCCGCCCCTGCTGTGATCTTGCGCTGTCGGGCTGCTCCAACTGGCTAATCGATCCGGGTGAACATTGCCGCCACCCGGCGTCGCCGTTGTTCTGCCGCCCGATCCGTCCGTCGCTTTTGGACTGGCCCATCCCGCTAATTTCGCGGTCCCGTTTAGTGTCAGATTGCCGCGCTTCCCGGTTTCTTGATGCTCTGTGCCCTTCGGAGTCGGCCGCGAAGTAAAGCCGTTGGCGAATGTCTGGCGAGCCGACGCCCGCAGAGCAGAGATCCGCGGCCCCAACGGCATACCCCAAAATTTCCAGCGAAGCGCGAACAGACGTGAGCCACGTCCGACCATCGTTGCTCGCAACCTGCTCCCCAAAGAGTTTGTCAGGACGGCGGACGGAGATGAGTCGCCACAGTTCCGGCCATAGGTGACGGGCGTCGGCAAGCCATTCGTGCTGGCATAGGCAGCATATGAAGAAACCAGTTCGTCCAACGTGCGGCAGAGGGTTTGTGCCACCGCATTGTGGGCAGGCTTTCTTTGCCCCAGCGCTTGAGAAAGGTGGACAGGGACAAGATCCGGTCCAAATAGGGTCCGAGTCCGGCCATCCCGCAAGTCTGAGCGCGTAAGACCATCCGCCAACGCCGGCGAAGAAGTGGCATTGCGTGAACTCTGTGAGATCGTTTGGTTGAACTTCTTCAATGCTACGCTCATCTACTTCGCCCGGTGCTATCAGATTCTCTTTGATCAATTCTCGTAGCCATGCGGCCGCGAATTTATCGTTTTCGTTGTAGTAGGCTCCCACTTACACTGCCCCAAACAGGATGTTTCCGATCTTCTCTGCGGCTTCTTTTCGCATCTGTGGAATAACGTGCTGATAAGTGTCTTGAGTAAACGCTACGCTTGAATGCCCCAACGCTCTGCTAACGATCTTCGCGTCGATCCCGGCCACCAGTGAGAGCGTTGCAAATGAGTGTCGCAGACGATAAAGGTTCCGCGGTCCTGCAATCCTTGCCCGCTCCATCACCGGCACAAGATGGCGTAATGACAGGTTTCGAAGATGCAGCGGCTGGCCCTTTGCCGCGGCGAATACAAACCCGTTGTTCTGGTACTTCTTGCCGAGTTTGATTCGTTGCGCCAACTGCTTTCGTTTGTGATCGGCTAAAGCGTTCGCGAGCACTTGGCTAAAGTTCACTTTACGCAAACCCGATTCTGTTTTGACTTCTTCGATCTTCCAATCGCCACCTTTTGGAAAATAGATTGTCTGATGAAAGAAGACCTCTGACTTCTCGAGATCGAGATCCGGCCATTTAAGGGCGAGGTACTCTTCCGGTCTGGCACCGACTGCCAGGGCAAACCAAAACACAATCCCAAGCGGATCTTGTTTCGCTGACCTCATAAACCGATCGGCCTCTTCTGGCGTGAATGGTTCTATCTTCGGCTTTCGCCGCGGCGGTCTGCGCGTAGACAGCGCTGGATTCGCCGGCAGTAGATCGTCAACAACCGCTTGGTTCAAAGCCTCCCTGATTAAGCTGTGCGCAAAAGCGACCGTCCGTGGTGACAATCCGGACTCACTGAGTTCGTTGTAAACACCTTGAATCCGACGCGCGGTCAGTTCTGACAATCGATCTTTACCGAGGTATGGTCTGACGTACTGTTTGAGCGTGTAAACGTAGCCTTCAAAAGTGCGATCGCGGACAGAGCCCTTTTTGAATTCTTTCATCCAGTCGTCAAGAAACTTTCCAAACGTAGGATCTTCGTTCGCTGGCTTGTCGAGCGTTCCGAGATCGCGTTTGACTTCCGCCTGGCGAGCATACTTTTCGGCGTCCTTCTTTGTGCCGTTGACGGTTTTGTTGTGATAGCGCGTGCGTCCATTCGCGCGACTCACAAAGACGCGCACCAAAAACTTTCTCTCGCCGCGCTGGATGATTTCAGCCATTTAAGCCGCCTGAGACTGTTTTGCTGCCAGAGCTTCTTTGACCTTTGCCAGATCAAATCTGAGGTTTCGTTCGCTGATCCGGACTGAGGGAATACTGTTTATGCGCGCCAAATGATAGACGTGTTTTCTGGCTTTGAGAATGTTTTCCGGTGAAGATAAATCGCGGCCAAGAAATTTCGCCACTTCGACGGCGTCTACCAGGCCATCCGATTCCTCGTCCGCTTCGCGGATTCCAAGCGCTCGAATAATAGCCGGCAGCTTTTCTTCCAGTGCCTTCTCAACACGTTCGTCTACGATCCGGTTTATCTCTTTTTCTAAGTCGCTCATAACTGCCCCTCACAGAATCGCGTACCACAAACAGTCTTTCTTACGAAGCTCAACTTTCAACGCGTGGCCTTTGCGCCAAAGATCCGAGCAACGGCGCGCCACCATGTGCCTACGATCTGATCGTCTGCTCCAGGGAGCTTCGAAGTTGAAAGAGGGTTGAATCACGAAAGCGCCTCGTTAATGACTTGCCACAGTAGATCCGCCTGTGTTTGATAGCGGTCGAAGGTGTTATCCGGCTCCAGTCCGTAAGGCACCAGCACATTCGGATTCTTGCCGCCCTGCGAAAGCGTTGGGCCATCCTTGTCAATGACGGTCACGCACAGCCACGGCGCAACCGTTTCGTGGAATTCTCCGGCGCGAAACTTATAAGTGCTTCCCGCAGTCAAAAGATGCTCGGCGGTTATGATGGCGTCGTAGCGCTCGCGCGTCCTGACCAGCCGCGTATCTTCGCCGCGGTTCGTAACCGCGTAATACATCGAATACGCGCCCTTCTCATCGGAGTACAAGGCGATCACGCGATGAACTAATTGGCCGCGATAGACCACGCTGCGAAACGAGAATGTATGATCGTGAATTGTTGAGGGTACGGATTGACGCGGGATGCGTGGATCGCCCCAAATGTGCAAGCGCCTCTGCGGAGTCAGATCGAGTTGAACGAAGCCATTGCCGTGCACTCGCGGACGCGCGCCTTGATCTCGGGCCGACTTAACTTCTGTCGCAAGTGTTGCGATTGCTGGTGCTGTGCTCATAACTCCCTCGCCCTCTCCTGAACCTCACCCTTCTCATGCTTATAGACCAGACCAAGAAACTGAATTACTGATCGCCGTGATGGTCCATTAAGAGCACCGAGTAACACTAGCACTATGTCTCGCAGATGCTGCTCTGCTGGTATCTCGCGCTTCGCGATCAAGTGCGCGAAGGCGATCCACTTGTAATGCTCAGGCTGCGTTGCTGCGCTCATGCGATTAGCTTTTGCTCGTCAGTGGCGCTTACTCGTGCAATCGGATGCTGATGCCGTATTCCCGATACCTGGACCAGCTTCGGGGCCATCGCGTCACGATCAACGTCTTCCGCTTTCTTTCGGAGACGCTTCGCTTTTTTCTTCAACGCGGACACGCGCTCGCCATCCGGCAGCGCGGAGTTAACAACGTCATCAAGATGCGTCGCGCCGTGAACGAACTCCCCGGCATAACCTCCGAAAGAGACCTGTAATTCCATCGGAGGCTTATCCGGCCCAAAGTATGTTTTGCGCGCTTCCACTTCTACGGTTAGGCGGGCTGAATAATTCGCATGTGACAGCATCTCTGTTACGAGTGCCGTCAGATCAAACACTTCTCCGCTTTCTGGATCTCCCGGCCCGTAGTCGAGCATGACGAGAACTCGTTCAACTTTTCTTCTGCTCATAGAGCTACCGCCTTTGCTTTCGGGTATTCACTCCACTCGCGACCGTCGAGTAATCGGCCCGCTTCTTTTTTCCCTACTCGGACCATTACCTCTTTGTCCAAGTTGTCTGAATCTGCGGGAATCATCTTCAGCTCGCGCTTGAGGCTTAAATCAATCGGGACATCAGCGTTCGGTAGCCACTCGCCCCACTGCTTGAAGAAAAACGGAACGTCCGCGGCGAGACACTGATCGCGCAAAGACTCGATCCAATAAGGGTGCATCGGGCGCGACTTCGGACCCGACTCGCCGCCCGCAACTACCCAATCAAGTTTTGTTGGGTGTGCTTTATTCCAGCCGAGATATTCAGTTACATCGATCCATTCCAGCAACGGTTCTGCTGATATCCACCTAACTGCTGCTGGAGTTTGAAGTAGTAGCGGGATTCTTTCGTCTGCGGTCTTTTGATCTTCGCAGGAGACACCAAGCCAGACGTGCGCGAATCTTTCCGCGAAGCTGAGCTGACCCGGATAGTCGCTCGCATACTTGAGCCAGTCGTCAAACTTCTTTACGAAGTCGAACATGCGTTGCGGTCGCTTTGTCAGAATTTGGTAAATGTGATGGCGGGCGGATTCCATCACGGAGAACACGTTTTGAATTTGCGTCTCACTCAGCGATTCGTGAAACAGATCCGACATTGAGTTGACGAAGATTCTGCGCGGCTTGCGCCATCGGATCGGATCTTCAAGGTGCTCTTGAATCAGCCGTGTTTCTCCTGTCCAATGCGCTCCTGATTCGTTTCGATAGGCAAGCCCTTCGTATGGCATTCCCGACCCTGAGAAGCGCGCCGCAACGGCCATCGCGTAGCAGTTACGGCAGCCTTCCGAAACAACCGAGCAGCCGCGCACTGGATTCCACGTCGCGTCTGTCCATTCAATTTTCGACTTGTCAGCCATTTAGTTCCCTGCTCTATGCGCTCGGGTACGTCCGCGCTTCTGATTAACTTGTTCCTGAATTGGAGGGAGATCGCTTGTCGGCTTTGCTGGTTCTTCAACTGCTTTACCGTTGCCGTTGGCCTTAACAGCCTTCACTTCCTCTTTCTGCTTGCCGTTTTCTTCGAATAGCGGAAGATCTTTCGCGGCTTTCAAAATGCGTTCAATGTCTTCGTTGTATGCGCCGTACTTCGCGACGTTTGCGGCCATCAACTTCGCATCAAATTCCAAGATTGTCGGCTTGCCGGTCAACTCGTCATAGTCGAGACGACATAACTGCGAATGGAGTACGGCTTCGCGCGTCTTTTCTTCTTTGATGAACTTCCACGGATTGCGGTAGACCTTCACCACAACGACTGAAAGCGGCCCCTTGTCATCGGTGCTGGTTTCGCCGGATATGAGGAACGCCGCATCGCCGCTAACGACTTTTATCTCTGCTGCGATTTGATGGCCCTTACTTTTCTTTGCCTTCGAGACTCCCGTCTTTTCGTCTATCAAGTCGAGAGCTAGATAGTAAATCTTCTTGTGTGTCAGATCGGGATGATGTTGTTTGATCACCTTCGCGGCGACTTTCTCAACCTCTGAACTCAGTTCGTATTGCATAAGGACCATCCTTTCGTTTGTTGGGTTACTTCCATTTCCAGCGTTGTAATTCGTGGTTTGGGTTCGCGCAGTAATGCGACAGCATCAAGTCTTTCGGATAAGGCTGACACCCCTCGCACGATTCACCGCACATCCGCAGACCTTCAAGCGGATGGCCTTTCTTATAGAGTTTGTGGCTGCCAACGAATGCTATGCGCGGCGTGAGTGTGATGATCGTTGCGTAAGGCTGAACATAATCCCAAAACCAGTTAGTTGAAACAGATGCCGGAGAAAGAGTCAGTAGTTCCGCTCCTCGCTGTTGCTCAAGGGCGCATTTAGCGACCGAAACAACCATCGGATCGAATTCAGGGTTGAGCCAGCCTAGACCACCGTTCAACCATTCGGTCCAGTCCTGTGTGAAGGTGTCGATCTCAGGTGAAATAAAGACACTCGCCTTTGCGTTGTTTGCGGTGGCCGCCAGGTCAACAGCGATCGGGCCAAACTTCCTCTCGACTGCGCGAGTGAACTCCCACGGAGTAGAAACAACCTGCTCCGACTGGCCACGCTTCACGGATGGTCCGGTAAGTCTTAATTGTTTGGTTGATGCGCTCATAGTGAATCAAAAAGCCCTGGAAGTTTCAGACAGTGCGGACTAAACCAGATCCGCTCTCTAGTGGCGTTAATACTTCCATTCGTGTTTGGGTTCTGGTTGCCAAATCCGCCGTTCGCTTTCCACGCTACCTTCTGCCACGTTGATGGGAATTCGTGCTCACCTTCGTATCCACAGACCGCGATTCTGAGTAACGGATTGTCGCCGTTCTCAATGGCCCACGTCCGCACGGCCGCAGAGGCCTCGTTATCATGGTGCTCGTATAGCTTGTCGCTTGGCGCTGCTCCGTCTCTGCCTGTCTCTGACTTATCACTGACTACGCGCATGTCGTAGGGTGGATCGAGAAATACTCCGGTTAGTCCTATCTTGTGCGTAACGCTTGGCCCAAGAACCCGAGACCAGTCACCACAGCACACACGGACACGCCGCAGCCGCTCCGCAAGAGCTGAGAGCCATTCGATCAATCCTTCGTTCGCTGTGTTTGAATGCACTCCGCTTCCTGACGCGCCTGAATCACCTGAGAGCTTCGGAAGCTGTCTCGAAACGCCGCGCCCCTGCCCGCGCCCAAGCCGAGGCCTCTTTGCTGCGGTTCTCGACAGTGCGCCGCGCTCGTCGCGTCCGGCGTAGGGAATTTTCCGCTGAGGCCTCGCTTCGAAAACACTTGTGTTGTGAACGCCATGAAAGCCTGAATGGCCCCCAAGAAGCGGTCTTTTCCGCGTTGGCGTTTCGGAAAGGATCCCCCGAGCTGCCCTTCCTGCGTTCGTGCGGCCGCGCCAGCCTGGTTGCGCACACCAACCCGATCCGATCCACTGACAGATTCCCCAACACCACCAACCCGCGATCTTTATGTCGAAGAAGTCAGGATCGGTCTTCATTCGTTCGCGGAATTCAAGTTGATTCACTAACCACAAATGACGCGCATGTAGGTCCGCCTCGTTTACGGGCCAGTCTGCGTATGTGGCCACGCCTTCAGGATCGGATTGCAGCGCTCGCCAAAAGTTTGCTATCCAACAATCAATATCGTTGACGGTTTCCACCCGAGGCTGAGATTCGCGGCCCAGCAACACAGCAAGAGATCCAGCGAACGGCTCAACGTAGTTCGGAACATTCCCGAATCGCTCCCACACGAGACCCGCAACGCGAGACTTTCCGCCAAACCACGGGAACGGCGCCTTCAGTGCGAACGCTGAGGCCTCACGTTGTTCAACTGCTACGCTCATGCGACCCTCTCGTGTTTAATCACTGGACCTAAACAACTGAGACTCAATACACAGTCTTTCCGCTTTGGTGGTTCAACCGTATCCGCCGTTTTAACGTAGTAGTAGCGGTTCTGTCCGTCGCTCTGTGTGGTGACCTCTCTACGATGAAGAATCAGAACCGCCAGGGCATCGCTGATTTCATCTTTACCAAGCTTGGTCTCTTGACCTATCGCAGACTGTGTTCGCAAGCCTCGTTTGATCGCGAGACGCACGCGCTCAACCGGACTTAATTTCACCAACGCGGGTAACGACCTCTCAACTTCAAACTGAGATTCCTCAAGGTAAATGTCTGCCTCGATTTGCGGTCTGTGCTTCTTTCGAAGTGCTTTGTATTCCTTGAGAGCCTTACGTTGGGCTGCTACTTTTTGACGGATGTCTTCTTTGCAATAAAGATTTCGACCGTCTTTTCGCGATTGGCAGATCCCGAATTCAGAGACAGGTAAATCCCTGTTGCAGATCGGGCAGTGTTTGGGCTTCGCGGTTTCCATTAAAAGAATTCGATTCGGTGACAGTCCCAAAGCCTAGTCATAATCGAGTTGCCCCACACTTCATCTATGCGGCCCCAGTGTGAGCGTAGTTTTTCAGGATCGAAGTTGCTGGTTACTACGAGTTGGTGTCCAAAGGACCTTGCCGCATCAAGAAGATTGAATAATTGCTCTGACGCAAACTCACTCGGACGCGCCTTTTCGAACTCGTCAAGGAATATCAGCCACGGCTTGCCTTGCTTTCTCAGGTCAATCGCTCTTACCCGCGGTGTCCAGGGATCTCCCTCTTTGATCGATAATTCCAGGCGCCGGAATTCATCAAGCAGATCGCGAACGCTTGACGCTACGGCCGGTCGCCGAGAGGCGAGCGCGTGACGGTAGATTGCCCAAGCGATATGGCTTTTTCCGGTCCCGTTTCTTCCGGTAAACAGATAAGACTCATTCGGTTTGCTTCTAACCAGACTGATAGCAGCCGCTTGTTTTTGGTGATGTGCGGAACTCGGTCTTAACCTTCCGAGTCGCGGCATCCCAAACACTGGAGGAATTACAGCCAACTGATCTTTGATCGTTTTACGCCGGACGCAAAGACAGTTTTCAGATACCTTCTCTGCGGCGGCGTTCTCAGCACTCAGTTCGCGAACGTACTCCCCGGTCGCCGCGTTGCGGAGTCTTGTGCCCGTCCCGTAGCACCGCCAGCAATTAGCTAATGACCGATTTTGATTTGAATTCGTAAACTCCGGCGCCTGCTCTTGAGCCCGGCGGAGTATTTTGCTGATAGCTTCCATTCCCGTTCCCCATTGGCGGATCTTCGTTGTTGAGCCAGTAGATGAGCCGATTCTGTGTTGCCTGCTTGCCCTTGCGGTAACAGTGGACCAGCATCTTGTTGTAAACGTTTCGCACGTTCAGGTGTTTGTAGGCCTCGTTCGACTGCATGTCGGCTATGAATTCGTCATCACAAACTCTTTTGCGTGGCTGGCGCGCGGTCACGCGCGCGCTATCACTGCTTTTCTGTGGTTTGTGATCTGTAGTTTCTGAATTGTGTTTTGTAGATCTGTGATCTGTGATCTGTGTATGCAATTGCACTGCATTTGCATCGCTTTTGCTTTGCATTTGCACCTGCATTTGCAGATCGTTTGCTGCAACAATACGTTCACCTTCGACCTTCTCTTCTTCGGCCGTGCCTTCTGAGTTGGTCCCTTCGGATTTTCCGTATCGTGTGCGAGCTGCGGTTGATCTTACGGCTGAAATCTCCTTCGCTTTGGCGATCTCAATGTCGGCACGCTTCTGATGCCAGCCGTCTGCTTGTTCAGTAAAGAACTGACCGATTACGTTTCTGACCGCAGCTTGTTCTTCCAGCGTGAACGCGCGGCAGATTCGAAAGAGCGCTATCTCGTCGAGCGGGAGCGGCCTTCGTTTTTGGTAGTAGTAATCCAGGAGCCGACCGTAAGCTCCGTTTTCCATGAGCGATAAATGCTGTGTGTCGCGGTCGTAGTCGTCCATAAAACGTGGATACCAGTGCATTTAACTTTTGTCGATTGAGAGCCCGAAGATTTAAGCCGCCGCCTTGTTCTTTACTACCCGATCAAGATCTCGTGGACACTGCTGTCCTACCCTGTACTTGTTGCCGAATGTTTCGCCGCAGTGCATACAAACTAAGACGTCAGCCGCATCCTGGCTTTTCTCGTTTGTGATTAACTTGCCTGGACACCGACGGTTCATGATCAATCACCGTAGTCGTCGCTATCGTCTTGCTCGTTCTCGAAATCCGATTCCTCATCATCAGGCGCCGGCGGCAGCGCGGCTTGCTCTGGTAGTTCTAACGCGATTAGCGGGCGTGATCGGTTACGCTCGATCAAAGCCATTGCTGCTTGCTCAGTGCATGGATTGATCGCATATAGCGATGAGGGCGCAACAAGGCACGAGCGAGCCGGTGACGATTCCCGTTTGACTTTGGTTCCAGCAGGACACCATCGTTCGCCAGCGCCGTTGTGTCGGGCGTACTCCGGGCTTTCCAGTGTGTACTCCCTTTCCGGCAATTCGGGTGTATCCACTCGAAACAGTACGGCTTGTCCAAACGCCTGGGTGGTCACAAACCCGATCTCTTTTCGGTGGCCCATCATCTCGACAACGGCCCAGCCTTCGAAGTTCGCCTGTTTTACATCTACGTCGTCCATATGGATCCTTCCTTTAAAAGGCGGACCAGCCCAGGAGGTCCAAACCGGCCCGCATTGCGTCTGCGCCGCCCCTCGACGCAGACTCAATCCTTGTATTCCATTAACCCGTCTCTTAGTTGGACCAACTCATCCAAGCTCAGAACCAGAATGTCGCGCCCGCCGGTGTGTTTTTCGATTACATCTTCGGGAAACATGTCTTTGATCGCCTTGCGGAGTTTTTTCTTTTCCGAGGCTTCGTCGATCGGTTTTGAAGCCGCAAGTTTTTCCTTCAGCTCTTCAGTTTTGTTTTTCGTTTTCTCTTTCAGATCCGCTGCTGTTGCTTCCGTGTTGCCGTTGACGTAATCACCCCAAGTGCTATTTCCATCCGAAATCGACTTGTAGATTCCGCGCAAATCGGCGATCTCGGCCGGTGAACACTGAGCGACCGGATGGCCCAAATAAGCTGAAAGCATTTCCGCGCTCACGTTCAAAGCAGAAAACGCCATCAGGATTTTCTTGCGCTCACCGTCAGGATCTTTCGCTGCGTTACTGCGGAGCGTCCTCTGGCATTCTTGCAGCGCGTCCTCAATCAAATCTTTTGGCATCACCTGGAGCAGGCAGTTGCGAATAAGAATGGCGCCGCGCCGATTTGTCAGCTCGCGGAGGTCCCGTTCGTCTGGTTCAATCCAGCCCCGGCCCTTGCGAAAGATGAGTTTTCGAAAGTCATCCTCTGCCGTGATCTTCGTGTTGGTTTCAATGTCCCATGACCATCCTTGAATCTGCCGCGAATCGTTATCGTCGCGCAGGATTGTTAACCCGTAGCGAACATTGCCCCATACCCGCGCAGCTTCGCGCGCCAGGTTAACGCTCGGACCTCTTACCTGTTGCCCGCCGCGTGGAAATGAATACTCCGCCTCTTCGGCAAATGAAGTGCGCCCGCTGGCTTTCATTAGTTTTTGAAACGCAGCGTCTTCGTCTCGCGGGTATCTCTTGGCGAGCACGATCGCGCTTTGAATCTCAAACTGTTTCTCGGCCGCTGCTGCAGTTGGCGCGAGCTCGTTCGAAAATTCGGTTGTTGTTGTTATTCCATCCTGCTCGATGGAGCGCGGCGCTAAGGCGTGTTCCGTTTGTGACATCGATTTTTTTCTCCCTGCGTGGCTCTTTATCGAAAAGTCGATAGGCGTTACGCGGTTTAGTTAATCTTCGATTGCGAAGATCGGTTTTAATACCTCGAACGGATCTCCGCGCTTCTCAAACTGCGATAAGTCGATCTGTGGATACGCTGCCGCAAGGGCCTTTTTGTCGAATGATGTCCGGCCCTGGCTTTGAAAGTACGCGAGACGCATCCCGCCGCCCTGGTACTTTCCGAACTTGCTGTCAACAACTTCTTTAACCCTTTTCTTAGCAAGATCGATCAACAGTTCGCTGTCTTTCTCGAGCTGCTTTGCTTCACGGAAGAGAAGAGCGGCCTCGGTAAACTCAGGATCGTCGCGATGGATAACTTCACCGACTATCTTGGCGAATTCGATCGCTGGAGCATCCTGTTTAGTCGGAATAGGCGGGACCTGTCTTAAGACGTGCTCTTGCCAGAAAACAACCGCATAACGCTCGATCTTTTCGAATAGTTCCGGCTGTGCCGGTACTTCGAATGGCAGCAGTTCCCAAACGTCCGGGCAGAAGATCGCGAAGTCACCAACAGGCGAAGCGTCGAGCCAGAGATAGCTTTGCATCTGAACGATCTGCGACATTGGCAGGCCTTCGCGCTTCATCTTGTGGAACATTCCACGCGACGGCACTTTGATCTCGACCGGCCGCTTGTCGCCGACAACGCGACGATCAATATGTCCGCGAATGAAGTCATACTGCGGGTGGAGTAGCTCTGTGCGGCGGCGGTGAACCTTGTTCCCGGTGTGTTGCGAGTATTCCTGTGCGGCAATATCCTCGAGTCTTTGCCCGCGCTTTGTTTGGTTGTTGCCTTCAAAACGCGGCACCAAGCCCAGCTTTTCGTTGTAGACGTCGAGCGCGGTCTTGTGATCATCAACGCCGAGAATTGCGGCCATGTCGGAAGCGCCGAGATAGCTATTCCGATCAGCGAGAAAGTAGTCTTGTCTGGATTTAAGTGCTGTAATCATTGTTGTAATGCTCCAAAGACAATCACGTACAAAACGATAGTCACCACAAACAGCAAGGCGGCAGCGAGTTCTTCTCTCATTTCGTAGCGCCCGCTTTCTGCTCAGCTCTTTGCGCTCGAATTAACTCAGCTAATTCCATAAACTTCTTGCAGCCGTCACAGATGCAATAAATGTTGTGTCCGTCTACCAGTGCGGCCACGCGCTCAAACTCTTCCATTGTCTTCGCGTCGATTGAATTCGAGCTCACGGCATTGCGCTCAGTAGCACGTAAGCGATTCCGGCATATGCCAGGACCGCAATTGCGATCACGAACAGACCAAACAACAGGGGAGAGCGAACGCGCGCACGAGACTGCCGACAGTCCGGGCACGTGCAGCTGCCACGGCTCATAAAAGAATCCTTTGTTGAAGAGATTTGTCTGTGTTAGGATTAGACCGCATTTGGACCATCCTGTTCGTTTTGATCCGGCGTTTCTCTTTCAGCGAGAGCGCCGGATTTGGTTTTTCAACCGCCAATAATCGGCGGGAACTCTGGCGCGTCTTTTTGCAGCGACGAAAGGATCACTTCGTCGATCTCCTTCATCGCCATGCTTGAAAACCGCATTCATATAGCCGGTAAAGAACTGCTTGTCGTCGCGTTTTTCCAGCCCCTCAGCCGCTTCGCTTGCGGATTTAGAAAATTGTCGCAGCGTTTCAGCAAAACACTTGCGCTCGCGGTCGTTCATGTCGGCTGTTACGTCTGCCATTCACCCAACCTTTCGTATTCCAACTAAAGACTCTCCCGCTCCCGATTCAATGTGCGCCAGCTTCCGTTTGCTGTAAGCAATCGACTGTGCCAGTTCCACGCCCTTGCGCATCGGACACGCCCCCTGGAGCACCGCTGCCACGTAGTCGTGCTGCTCTTTGGCAACCTGTGCGTCAGTGGGCACCGGTAGTTTTCCCCGCGTCTCCCACTCATCCCACAGCGCCTCAATGAAAGCGCGGATGGCAGGCCACTCGACTGGGGAGGTCTGAATAATGTGAAACTGTTCTGACAACCCCTCTGCGGTTCCAAGTTTCCGATCATCGTTAGGGTTAAATCTTCGTGATATGTCGCCTTCAGTAACGCCCATGCCCTGAGCGATCAATTTCCGATTGCCGTGCGGAATCAGTTGTGAGAACAAAGACTTTACTTCGTGCTGTGTGGGAGCAGATTTCATTGAGTTAACCTCAGCCGAGATTCAGAAGTGCCGGATTGAGTACGCCGCTCGTCATGACTGCCCTCGAATTTCTGCGGCTTTGGATTTCAGGAGATCCCCAAGCCCATCAGCCTGATCCGCGTCCATACCCACCCACTCCACCGGCTTGCCAAAGTTGATCAGCACCTTGCCCGCAGTCTTATCGGCGGCAATTGCAAACTGAAGCTCACCTTCGTCTTCTGTTGTGTATTTCCCCTGTGGAAAACGACCTGTTGCCCCGAGGGTAAGAGGATGTGCCATAAGTCAATTTCCCTTCACTTCAATACTTGAGTCGATAGTTGTCCCTCAGGTAACGTTCGCCTCAACGAACCACCTCTCCCCAGCCGATTGAAAACCTAAGCAGCCTGAGCTTGTTTCAACACCCTTTGAATGTCCGGCGAGTCTTCAATCAGTTTTTTAACGATTTTGGACACGGAGCGATCCTCGGCCTCTGCGACCGTCCTGAGAGCGTTAGCCAGGGGCTTCGGGATCATCGTCCCGACGAGTACAAGGTCGTTGTTCTTTTTCTTTTTGGTCGCCATCGGAACCGCATTAAACCTTAAAGGTTCTTAAATGTCAATAGGGTACTTAAAGAAATCTTTAAGAACATAAATCTAGCGGGCGGGAGATTCAGGGTGTTAAAACGGTCTGTGCCCAGCGATGCACGCAGTGAGATGCTCGGCGTTTTAATTACTTCCGCGCTCAAAACCGAAATTGAAGACATAGCGGAGCGGGAAGATCGTTCTCTCAGTTCCGTTGGTTATCTGCTGCTCTTAAAGGGTTTGGACGCGTACCAGAAGGATAACGACTTGCGAAGTCCGCGCAACCTGCCGCTCAGAAAAGGCAGGAAAGGCGGCGGCAAGAGAAACGAAAACGAATAGAAGGCCGGTCCTCAGGCCATGGCGCTACTACCGTGCCGCGATTGCGGCCACAACTGCTCAACAAACGGACTTATGTGCCCTGGCTGTGGACGCCGCATAGGCGGACGTGGCTGGTGGATCACAACCATCGCCTGGGGCGTGATCACGTCAGCCGTGATCTCTTTTATCCTGACGATCCTGTTGTTTGGAACAACGCGGCTGTGGATGCCGATCTTCTAGTCGCCCCAAGTAGAAAGGTCGACCAAAATGTTGAGAATCACTGGTTTAATTTTCGCAATCCTAGCGGTCTGCGCTCCCGAGCAACCACAAGACAATGAACAACTCAATTGGCGCAACCCGCAGACGGCGTGCGCGCTACTTGAAGAAATCGGACTCAGGACCCGCGGCTGGAAGAACGATCCGTCTGCGCCTAAGCAGTATTGGTGCTCATCACCCTACAACGACATTGGCGACGGCCGGCCACTACCAAACAATCTCGCATTCTACGTAGACGGGGAATCCAACGTTGCCAGCCAACTGAAGTTGGTTCTAAACGTCAATATCATCAGCACCGCAGAGAAGGCTCACGAGGCGTTGGCGGTCGCGGGTCACTTGCTAACCAGGCGCGCACTTGGTTTAGAACTCCCCGGTGAAACCATTACAGCATTGCTTGTCGGCAGATCGGGCAAGTGGAAAGTGGGACAGGGCCGCATTGAGGTAATTCGGGAAGACTGGCCCACAGGTAAAGGGTATGAAGTGAAGTTCCTAATCAAATAAAAGTCGCGGCTGATTTCAACGATGAAGTGAGGCTTTACGCAACGTTGGTCGCAGCGACATTTAGACAGCCCAGCAGAATCCCTTGCAATGCTCGCCCCTTAGAACCACTTAAAAAACCTCACAAGTAGCGCCATAAAAATTACACTTTCACGTAACCTAACACCTCTCGGTAGTGTTATAGTTCCGCGCATTCTCAGCCTCACACCAAGCGGCCCACCACGGTCGATTCTCGCTGGAGGTCACCCAGGATGGACCATATCGATTTGGTTTCCCGGCTTGTACCAACTCCCCGGAACACAATCGTCGTGGAGATTGCTAACGAACTATTTCTCGTTGATGTAGCAAGAACACCGAGAGACACTGATACCGTTCTGCTCGCTGATAACACGCTTCGCAGGTATGAAAACTCACTGATCTGCCTTGGGGTCGTGTACTGCGCGATCCGGTTCGTGTCCTAAAAATCCGCACACCTGAAAACAACACATAATTGTGCTTGACACCTTAAAGGTTCTTAAAGGATAATAAGAACGCTTTAAGAGAGCCTGGCAATGATCTACCTGAAATCCATACTCGGAGATTTAAGCAATCACGTCCTGACGCGAGCAAAGCATTGCTCGGCGGTAAAGATCGGGCATGGCGAATACAGGGTTGTGCCAATGACTTATGGCTTCGCCAAGCATCACGGCAAAGCGAAGAGGCTGGTTCAGTTTGGGCTTCATGGCAAGAGAGTCTTTGTGCTGTGCTCGGATTTCCATACCGCAGAGGTTTGTCCGGCAAATGAAAGAGGACGTGTCTGCTGTCACGTTGTAGCAGCTTACTGGCGTTTCCTCAGAAGTGCAGAAAAGGAGCAGAGGGCAGCGTAAATGTTGAGAGCAGTCAACAGGTGGAGCACGAAAGCGCCGCGCGAATACTCCACGCGCTGGTTAGAGCAACACCTAGACGAACTAACGTCAAAGATCGTCCTGTTCAATGAAAAGGTCTGCTTCATCATCGGCTGTGGCGTGAGAAAAGATTTGCAAAATGGCCATCTGCTTGAGCGCCGGCACAGACATACACGTTGGGACATTCACGCAGAAGGATGCTGCCATGCCCAATGCCCGATGCATAACCAACTGCACGAATCAAGACCGGATATTTATCGCACCGATTTCGTGCTGAAGTTCGGCCAGCCAGCTCTTGATGAGCTCGAGCGGCGCGCGCGATCGATGGAGAAGATTACGCCGATCGATCTCGAGGCTAAGTTTCACGAGTACCAGGAATCCTGGAAGCGACTAAGAGGCAAGGCTGCTTGAAACGGCTACTTGGGGTTATCGGCAAATGAGGGAGAAGAAGATGCAGACACAGATCATCAGCTATTCAGACGTGGTCGCCGCTCAGTTGGCAAAGCCGGTCGCGCCGTTAACCCACAAGGAGATGGCCGCCCATATCCGCAAGCGGATCAAGGTTGCCGGAATCAAGGCGCGGGTACAGATGCGGGAAGCGTGTGGCGATCAGTATATCCAGGTATTCGGCGTTACGTTTGACGCTGAGTTCACCGATCAGGAGCAGAGGGAGATCCGGCAGATCGCGAAGACTAACGGGTTGACGTTGGCGCAAGGCATGGAGATTGACGTCGAGCAGATGACGAACTCGAAGACCTTTGAGTTTGTGTTCCACGGCAGCAAGCACGCGTACTGAGGGGAGAGAGACGCAATGGCAAACAGATTCTCAGGAGTTCAAAACTGGATGTTCCGCAACGTGGCGGATTTCGGAACCGCAACCGAGCTCGCGGAGGCCGCTGCCGCCCAATTCGATCTTTATGAGAACACGCGTGATTACACGATTCCCGAGCGTGTGTTTGAAATGGCAGCGTTCGTGCTGCCTACGGAGTAACCGATGCTTTCGCCGGCGCAACAGCAAGAGATCGAAGGCGCGATCGCGGCGTGGCAAAAACTGGCCGACGACGAACGGCGCGGCATTGAGTCGGGCATTTATAAATACGGCGTGATCGATGTGGCGCACAACCGGATTGATACCTACGAGCGCACCGTTGAAGCGCTCCGCATTGAACTCAAGACCGGCGTTGCGGTTTGCTCGTGCTGCCACAATCCATTCGGAGAGGGCAATCGAATTCTGATTCGGGGCAAGCAATGAAACAGCTACTCCAGAAGAGCATAGAGAGAAAGCCAATGCGAAACCAAACCATCGATCCACGAAGATCCTACTGCGGCGACAGCCTCAGCGGTTGCGGAGCGTCACTTACTGAAGCCGATCTCCAGGCAGGGCGTTGTACTCAATGCCATGAGCCGCTAACAGCTTCTGAGTTTCCACTTGAACATGAGCTCTTGATGTCACTGTCTGAGGTTGAGAGCACAAAGAGCAGGTTAGGAATAGCTGCGTAAAGGAGAACGACCATGAACAGAGAATCCATTCTTCGTATGTACAGACATCACCGAGCACTGCGCGGCAGTTTTGCTTCACGCGCAGCCAATGCTTACCACGCAAATGCCTCCTGGAAGTGGCTGCGGGTATTACTGCAAGCCGAGGCTTCCTACAAGGTCGCGTGGGACACCGAAGAGGCGTTTCCGCGTATCGGCTGATATCGATTAACGCTCACTTGAGAGCGCAAATAAAAGAGCAGCGTAAGGGAGTTGAGGGATGGCGACACAAACGATTTCATTTCCAACCGGACCGCACAGAAACGGCATAGGGTTCCCGCTGCCGATGGGTAGTGATATTCCAACGATGAGACCGCGAATGGATATGACGGTGTCGCAAATTATCAGCGAAGTGGATGAAGTATTGACGGAGTTGGCGGACACGCCATGTAGCTTTTGGGCCTGTGATGGCCCCAGCAGGCCGCGCAACATGGTCACGTGTAACAAGTGTTGGACCATGCGAAAGCTTGCACGACTACGGGCGACGATAGCCGCGAAGGCGTTGGCCAACCAAAGGGATTAGCCGCAATGACTAAGTTCACAAACGAGTTAATCCGGTTAGCGATCATTCTGATCACTCTCTTGTTATTGACTTCCGGGATTAAGGAGTTCTCGAGAGTGGTTTTTACGACTGCTGAAACGAAAGCCTTAAAAGTAAGACTGTAGATTAAGGAGACAGCTGAGAAATGAACGCACGAGAAACCTACAACGCAATTCAGAGTGGCAATCAGAAGGATGCGCAGCAAGCGCTGTTTCATCTACTAGCAATGGTGCAGGAGCTATCCACCGCCGCGCTGCAAATAGCCCACAACGTAAAGCAGCTAATTGGATATGACCCGTTAGAGCAGCGCCCGCGCCTGTGGCTGACTGAGTTTCTGGAACTGCCAAAAGGGAAAAAGAAATGACCACAGTAAGCAGCGTTGTTCCGAATTCAGAAACTTGTAATAGGTGCGGCTTGACTGCGGGACGAATACAGAAGCACGACTGTGCTTTAGTTCTGCTAAGCCGTGCCCGCTGGTTGATCGTTCACTACGCGCATCGTTTTGCGGAAGCAGACAAAAAAGAGGCGCTGCCACTGGTGGAGCAAATAGCTGCACTGCTGACGGAGTAGGGGAGAAAATCGGATGTGCAAGTGGGGGATGGCCGCGAACTCGTGATTACTAACGCGGGCAACATTAAGTAACTTCACAATGAAAGGACAAACAAAATGAGACGTCTTGTTTATCGGTCGATAGTGGTTCTGGTCATGTTGGGTTCGATTGTGACCCTTAGCCAGTCCCCCTCTGTATGTGCCTTTGGCTTTTGCGAGGGCTGTATTTGGCAGTGCCACGAGGAAAGCACTCAGATATACATCCGGTGCACTAGCAGCGGAGAGAAATCCGCAATGTCTTGCATTGAGGAGCAGCGACAATACGAAGCGACCTGCGCCTCCATATTTTGCCCGTTTTGCACACCGCACTAAAGAGGTTCAGCAATGACGAGGTCTGAACTCTATCTCGCTTGATTACAAAGAGGCACAACACAGAGAAGCCAAGAACTTAGGTGATTCGGTTGTAGATCGAGAGACAGGGCAGGGCTTGAAACGCGTCGCCACGGTAATCGTGGTCCTGACTCCCGCCGAGGCGAAATCGCTGGAGTGGGCCGCCGATGCGGGGATTGAACAGCTTACGGCTGAGAACAACGTGAGTGAGCTATCGCGCGACATAAAGAAGGATTTGGACCATGCGAACGATGGGTTAGCAATGCTCCAAAAGGGCATGAAAGACGCTCGCGTTTACGACGCCCGCTTGTACGCCGCGCTTCAGAGAATGGACGCGTGCGCTGGCCTTGGTAGATAAGTCAGGCGTCTGATGGTCTATGAATTAGACCGTGCGGATCTGAATGACGGTCGACCGCTCACCGAGATGCGCCTCAAAGAGAGATTGTGATTGCCTGCTGCACCAGCTCACGCCTGAGGAGTTAATAGCCACAATCGACGCCGCTATTGATGCCACAAACGCAGAAGTCCGGGCTAACGGCGGAACCTTACCAGATGGTGGTAGCAGGGCATTAAAGGCTGAGTAGAAGAGAAATGAGCAAATCATACATTGGAGCCAACGTGTTATTCGGCGGGAATCGCGGACACTTTATCGCCGATATTCATGTAGTGGGCAACTGCAACGTGGTCCGAGCTTCTCGCCAAGTAACACCAGATGACGACAGAAACAGAGAAGTCTCCAAGAGAGATCGCGCAAGGAATCATTAAGCACATATCTGACGCCGCGCTGGAGCTGGGCTTTGTGCGTCACGATCTAACGAGTGGCGAGGTTGATTGCGATGACGACGCGGACGTTGATCCTGAAGAGTTGGACGCGACGAGCTGCGAACTGATTTGGTTACAAAGAACAACTGGACGGAGAAGCGAAAATGACTAAAGACCAAATCAAAGATCTTAAAGACGTGCTACGTGACGCAGCCTGGTCCATTGTTCGAGACTCCGCACTCTACAAAGATCAACTTCTCAGCAACGATGGGTGCGACAAGAGGGCTGACGATCTGGCGGACTACCTGCACACCACGGCCATCGTATGGATCGTTGATCAAGAGTGCGCAGAGATAGAACGCAGAGAAGAGTTAGAAGCAGAACTGGAGGTTGTGTCGTGAGCTTTTCTGTTTTCTTTGATTTTTCTGTAGGGCTTAACGAGACGCTCATGGCGCCGAAGGGAACTATCCAGAACATCGCTGCGCGTGTGCAAGAGATTGAGTTCGCGTTCGGACTTGAAACCGAACAGTATCTCGATAATCCGCCGCACTGGAAAAGCACCAAGCCAACAAAAACCATCTCCGACAAAACGTACTGCGACAAGGCTTCACGCCATAACGACTGGGTGCGCAGCCTGTACCGCTCATTTGGAGAGTGGTCTAAGACTCCCGTCACCGACGGGGAAGCGCTTACGCCGGATCATGCCAAGACGTTCTGGCACGCACTGACGATGCTTGACGTGCCGCCGGAGCGGTGGACGGCAGACTATTACCGGGAGCGCATGGAGCACCTGTATGAAGTAATGAGAGGGCGTGAGTCGGAAGGCGTTAATTTTGACGGTAAGGCACTCACCCCCAAGCAGGCATCAGCGGTCATTTGTCTCTTTGATCAGTTTCTCGACCCTGCCGATCTTAGACTTGACGTGCCAAACGGGCGCGACTATCTAGCTTCGTCTTCCGATGGCGGTTACGACTGGTGCGAGAAGTGTGGGCCGATGGTTTGGGAAGACGTGGGCGACTGCACCAAGAGACGATGCCCGTTGCGAGCCGAATATCGGGGCGAGAATTAATCAGTCGCTATGACGGAGACAGGATATTACGAAGCCGAGGTTATGGAGCGGGTAAACAGGGAGAAAGAGATAGGGATATGGACACCAAGGAATTGATCGTCGTGTGTGGTCTTGCCCGATGCGGCACGAGTCTGTTGATGAAGATGTTGCACCAGGGCGGCATTGAGCCTTTTTGCGATCCGCCGTCGCTCGGTTATGGCTACGAATACCACGCCACGCTTTATCTACCGAATAAGACCGAATGGCTGGATAATTCCGAAGGCAAGGCAGTTAAAATCCTCGATCCGCACCGTCTGCGACTGCCCGACGATCGTCCCTACGCTTTCATATTGCTAACGCGCGATTTCCGGGAGCAGGCTAAGTCTCACGTAAAGTTTCTCAAAGCGCTTGGGTTATCGGTTACGCGTCAACATCGGTCCCGCTTGGAAGAAAGCCTACGCGAAGATCTGCCGATCGTTGAATCACTCCTGGACTCCTACTCGCAGTCGAGAATTTTACGCCTCCCGTTTGAGCGCGTCATTGCAGATCCCCTTGGCGCGTCAACGGACCTTGATGATTTCTTGCAGCGCTCAGACTTCGACATGTTGAAAGCCGCGCAATGCGTGCTCCGTCGAAGCTCGAAGTGCCTACCCTACCTGCTGGAGATGGAAGCAGCATGATCGGCTATTACCACAACAGCACCATACGTATTAAGCCCGGTACTTCTAAGTTGAAGCGTAAGCCGATCAAGCGATCTCTGCGTCCGATGAAGCGCGGTGAATTAAAGCGCGTGCCAGGCACGGCGCGGACAACCTTCAAGCCGAAGCGTGAGAGTCCGCGCTTGATCAGATTCAGACGCGAAGTCCGACAGCGCGACAACTACACCTGTCAGTTTCCTGGTTGCGGTTCCCGCTCGAAACGGATCGACGTTCATCATATTGCAAAGCGTAGTCAACGACCGGACCTCAAATTCACGGTGAGCAATGGAATTTGCCTTTGCCGGAAACATCACGATTGGACGGATACGCATCACGACGAAGCGGTTCGGATCGGATTACTGAATACGGAGAGTTACGAATTAGCAAAGAAGCAGGAGCGCAAAGCAGCATGAAGAAAGCCGACTACATTCCGTGCTCGCATTGCGATGGCGCGAATCATCAAAGAGCATCGCGAGAGTGACCGCTGCGAAGGGAGCTGTTGGGCAATAATCACCAACGCTATCAGAGAAGGGAAGCCACAGGAATGAGTGAGAAGAAAAAGAAGGGTGTACGTGGTCGCGCTAATCGAGCGATACGAAACTTTAGTACTCGCGTCATCACGGCAAGCTGCTATTGATGCCGTTGATCATCATGGCGGCGCTGATCCGGTTTGGCATAAGGTCACGGCGCAACCAGCAAAAGATCAAAACCTCGACAACCCGGACATTGAAGGAGCTTAGAAACCATGACTACTGAACAAACTAGCCGCGCTGAAGGAGATTCAAAGGCTATGAAATGTAGAGATTGCGGGGAAACCGCAAAGACTTACTATGATCCTGAGTTCTACGACGTTAAGGAAGGCGGATGGGTTACAGACTGCCGGCACTGGCGGTTGCGGCTTTGAAGCCGCGAAGACAAGGAAAGAGTCGCGGGACAACTTCAAGGCGCGCCGAGCGAAAGAGGACAATCAATGACCACCACTAATTCATCAGAGGCGCAACCACAGGGAGGGGAACTGTTGCCGTGTCCGTTGTGTAAGCAGCCTCTCGAAATAATGTTGAACGGACGTGCGGTGTGCCGTAATGCTGGAAGCGGACAATCCCCGCACGATGGGTGCTTGCTGTGGCTGGAGAACGCTCAGCTTCACATAGAAACGTGGCGGGCGTTACAAGCCTCCGTCCGCACTGACGCCGATGTTGATGCCGCGTTACGCACGGCTAAAGAAATCTGCAAAAATGTAGGTTGGGGTGAAGGATCAATGGAGGAGATCCTAAACGAGATTTCAACTATCATTCTCCGCAACGCTACCCGCGCTGACCTTCCCCGCGCTACAGCAGACGATTCGTGTTGGCATTGCGGCGTGATACTGGCTGGCGTTTCAAAGCCACGCTGCGAATCTTGTCCTGACGAGTGCGACGTCGAAGATTGCGACGCGTTAGGCTGTGCCACTCCCCGCGCTACAGCAGACAACGGCCCGGATGATTGGTGCGATGACTGTCAGGCATATTCGCACTTGCCATTTTGTCCTGCGTACAGAACGCGAGACGATCCGCTCGTTGACCAACTGGTTGATGCTGTCTATCGCTCAATGCAGAAGTACGATGACGGCACTTGGTTGCTCGATAACATCAAGGCCAAAGTAAGGGTTAAACGAATACTCGACGCCACCCCCCGCGCTACCGGAGAAACAACAGTTGAGAAGGTTGAGCGTCAAGCATTGGCCGCTGAATTGCTGGGCCATCTGGATCGAATCACCAGCACGACTGCCGCGTTTCACCTTGTTAAGAATCTTTGCAAGATTGAGTTGGGCCAAGAGCCCGATTCGTTAGGGATGAAAGTTGATTAAGAAGCAGATCGCTGCGGTCGAGATCGTTGACATTCCGCCTGAGTTCGACGGAGCGGTAGCGGTCGCCTGGAAACGCATTCAACAGCTAAGCTGGGGAATGCCGCTCTTCATGCTGGAAGCTATGAAACCAATGTTAGTTTCGATCTACATGCAGGGAATTATTGATGGCCATTCGGTGCGCGAAGAAAGAGCAAGTCCGCGCCGCCACCCGCACGGTAGGGGAAGGAGAGAAACTGTGAATCGAACTGATCACCTGCTCGTCATTTTGATTGAAGAATGCGCCGAGGTTATCCAACTAGCAACGAAAGCAAAGCGCTTTGGAATACTTAAGGTTCAACCTGAGCAAGAACTAACGAACGGGCGTCGTATCGCTTACGAGGTATGCGATTTGGTTGCGGTCGCGGACATGCTGCTCGGTTCTTCTTGGGAAGATCCAGAGATGATTATCGCCAAGAAGCGGAAGGTTGAGCACTTCCTTGAATACTCGCAAGAGTGCGGTACATTGGACGAGCGCGAAGTGAAAGGCGGTAGCGATGAAAGCTGATCGAACAACAATCAAGTCGGGAAACACTGAAGGCTTCAACGATGCTGCGCGAGTAGCGCGAACGCTGAACAATGTCGCGACCACTGGCGCAGGCCAGGGCGAGCAGCGAGCCGATGCGGCAGCAAACGCGGCGCGTGAGATTGCGGCTGAGTTCAACCGACCCGAGGCGGCAAGCTGGGTCGAGGCAATTATTGAACGCCACTTCCCGCCCACTGATGCCACGCCACCAGCAGGAGAAATCTAACTGTAATCTTTTCACACACCCTGTTGTATACTCCTTTGAGACCCCCGGCTTGATTGGTTGCGGCATCAAGTCGACTTTTCCTTTTAACAGTTTTGCCTTTATCTCGATTGAGAGGCATCGCCTCTCGCGTCAAACGACTGCTTGAACCCGACCCACTGCATCGACTGCGGTGAATTCCACTCACGGACTATTCGCGGGCGAGCCACAGCCATGTGCGGGACATGCGCGCGCCGATTCGCTCACAAACAAGCACATCTTCGGGCTATCAGGTTAGCCTTAGGTCAGTGTCCAGAATGCGGCGCGAAGCGCGGCGCAACACGGCTCTGCAAGCGACACAGGGCGAACCATAACCGGCGCAGACGAACGCAGCGCGCTAAAGAAAAACGTACCGTAAAGAAAGATTTCTCACCCGCTAAGACCGGGATTAGTGTATTACTCCAATCAGTCGGGGCGGGACTCACCACCGCTAAGAGTATTTGACACCAAGTAAAAGGTTGATAAAACCATAACACAGAACCTTCCTAAATTTACCCACCTTCTTGTTGAAAGATCCCGCCTTCGCTCCGCTGTTTAGATCTGCCGGAGATCGTCGTCCGCAGTGTGTCTTTAGCCCCGCGCCAATCTTGAAAACCCTTTCGTCACTCTGCTGCCTGGATCAGACCTCTATGAAACCTCAGACGCCGATTATCCCGGGTCACGATTTACCGATTACTAAATACGCCGAATATCAGGATCAGTACCAGACCTTGCCAGCCTTTTGGCAGAACGATGGGACGGTTTTGACGCGTTGGCGTCTCACGTGGAAAGAGCGACTAATCGCCTTTCTTCGTGGCGATCTTTACCTCTTCATTTCGACGGGCAATGATCCCCTCCAGCCGATCCTTCTCCAAGTCGAACGCCCTGCGGTAGATTGATCCTCATAACCTCATAGACCATGAAACCTCTTGTAAGTGTAGACGAACTCCGAAAGTTGATGCCGAACCTCAGTTTGGGCAAGGCGGGATTCTATGCCCCTTTCCTTAATGTGGCCATGCTGGAGCAGGACATCAACAGCAAAAGGCGGCGCTGCGCATTCCTCGCCCAACTGGCGCACGAATCTTCCGAGCTCCGCTACATGGAAGAGATCGCGTCCGGTGCGGCTTATGAAGGCAGGAAAGACCTTGGGAACATTCACCCAGGCGACGGAAAACGATTCAAGGGGCGTGGGCCAATTCAACTCACCGGGCGCGCAAACTATCGCTTATTTGGAAACCTGTTAGGCTTAGATCTCGAGCATGAACCTCAGATTGCCTCGAAGCCTGAGCACGCATTCAGAATCGCCGCTTTATTTTGGCAACGCAAAGGGCTGAACGAACTGGCCGACAAACTCACGCTCAAGAAGAGCGACGCGGGAGACAAGATACGTTTCGCGGCCATCACCAAAAGGATCAACGGCGGCTATAACGGCCTTGATGATCGCCTCAACTACTTTCGAGTAGCAAAACAAGTTCTTCACAATGATGAAGACTCAGACTCACCAATAGCCCCACCTACGGCACGTTCCGCCGAATCAGTAAGAGAACAAGAAGAAGAAGAGTTATCAGAATCAGCGGCAAGCCAGGTAGCGTCACCGGGTAAACCACTTAGGCCAAGCGAAGCTATGCCAACCGAACCCGAGACAGATCTATTTGGCGCCGCTGTTAAATCAGGCAGAGCGAAGACAGTTGGCGTGCGACTGTGGCCGCGCGTAGTGGGCGGCGGTTCGTATCTACTCGCTCTTTACGAAGCGCACCAGATCCTCGGAAAGATCGTTCTGATCGGCCTGGCAGCGTTTGTCATTTGGTTGGGCTATCACAGCCGTAAACGAATAAAGACGGCGGCGCTACAGCTAAAACCAGCGATCCTAAAGCTGTTGAAATGAAGTTTGCGAGATTCATCCCGCAACCACCTGATTTGGATTGTGATGAAATGGCTGGAAGCGGATCAAGTTATGAACAACCTGGCAATCGCCGTGAGTCGATAATACTCAGCGGTTGCGCGGTCCTCTTTTTCGGTTTGTTATTTGGCGGCTTCTGGCTGTTGACTCGACTGTTCGGATAGGAAAATGAAGACAACAAAAACCGTCGAAATTCACGTCTGCGATCTTTGCAGCAAAGAGGGCGACGTCTCCGTCTGTGCTCACTGCCGGAAAGAAGTTTGCGCAGACTGTGGATGGACGATTAAATGTGGGCCACTGGGGTTCCTTCTTTCAGCTTTGGGCGCGTTCGGCTTTGAAAAGGGTCGTTGGGTTGAATGCGCCAACGCCTGGATGGCGTTAGTGTGGATGGTCCTGGCGGCAGCGGGCGTATACGCGCTCACAAATAGTAAATGAGCAAGCGCAAGAAGAAACAAATCAAAGAGCGTAAACACGCGATGCGACTGGCCAAAAAAACCGCTGAAACTGTTCTGTCGGCGCTAAACGAAAAGCCTGTCCAGATTAAACACCAGCTAAGAAGCAAAACAGGCCCACCGGCGCGTAGTGCTTTCCGGTAGACCTCACAAGAAAAGGATTATTGATGCCGAAATTTAGGAAGAAACCCGTAGTCATTGAAGCTACGCAGTATGTTCACGATCACGGCGGTCACGGCAATTATGATGAAGTCGCCGATTTGGTCGATGGTTGGAAAGATTTAGACACGCCGTTTATCGCAACGCTTGAGGGCGAAATGATCGTCAGCAATGGCGATTGGATAATCACCGGCGTCAAAGGCGAGCGGTATCCCTGCAAGCCGGACATCTTCGAAGCGACCTACGATCCAGTTGATTAAAAGTCAAAACAGGTTCAAGGGCGCGGTGTGCTCTCCCTCGAACCTGCGAATTTGAAATGAACCGTCAGCAAGCGCCGGGACGGTTGTTTACGCGGCAGAAGCTCCAGCGGTTTTCGACTGTCCTGTTCCCAAGGGCAGACAGTCGAGGATTCCGCCGGTCTCTGCATTGAAAATGAAACTCACCCCACCATTCTGATACGCCGGATAGTGATGGCGTACAAGCTCATTTAGAGGCATGTCGCCAACGATTTGGTACTTGCGCCGAGAATTATTCGGCGGCGCTGCTGGTTCGATTCCGGTGGTCACCTGTACAAGTTTATCGGTGTCCAGATCGAATGCTTGCAGAAGCCAATGGCGCTCATTGATGTCTCTTTCAGGAACATCAACCTTCATCGTGTTATCGGCGGCAATTCCAGTTGTCACAAGTTTGTCCTCCAAATAAGTGGCCCGTAGTGGGCTGATGTGGGTGTTACCTTTTCACACACTATAGACCAACCTCAGATTCCCCGCCAATAGAAATCTTCACTGATGCAGCGGCTTGACGCCGCCTTACCCTTCAATCTTCACACAGAGAATTCATGATCGAAACATCCCGTCAGCTTGTCCCAGCGCCAAAGCGCGTCGAAAAGAAACTCAAACAAAGATAACCACGCCAACGACATCAAGGCGATCACGAACGCGGCGCAGAGTTGATGCCCCCCGAGTACCTTGCGTCATGGAGCTAAAATTGTCCTTACAAGTCATTCCGATCAACGACGCTGATATTCAGTGGGGCTTCACAGACACGATGCCTTCGTTCAGCGTAAAGACAACGCGCTACGGACGTCGCGAAAAGGTCGATCCATTCCCCTGCTACGCTCACGATCTCACGCTGGTGCAGAGCGAAGCCGAGCGCACTGCGAGCCTCTTTCCGGTCCCGTTTCCGGTCTCGGTATACGTTTCTTCTTTCGAGATGGAAGGCCGGACCAACGCCCACGCATACACTGAGTTCGATTACGACTATGACGCCGAGAAGGTGGATGGCCAATATCCGGTCAGCAGCGCGAGCGGCACAATCGTAATAAGCGGAAAGCGCATCCCGATCATGCCTGCGATGACGCGGTATCTCGTGTCGCACAAATACGGGCATCTGGTCGAAGAGGCACTAAAGAAAGCCAAACGACTCGAGATCGAAGAGTACGCCAAGATGCGCGGCTGCGAGCCGCGCGGCGTGGCCTTCTACGGCGGACGAACGTGGCACAAATCGTTCGGCGAGATCTTTGCCAACGACTTCCGGATAATCATCTGCGACCGTGAGCCTGAATTCTGGCCGCATCCTGTTCCTCACCCAAACTCAGACAAAACGTTAATTGAGTGGTGGATCGCGCAATCTGAACAGCCACTCACGAAACTATCACTATAGTATTTACAGTGTAGCCTCAGAACCTCTTGAGTTGTCCCGCCCTACAGTTGGAAGCCTCAAAACCAAAGCGTAATCGTTTCTCTCAGAAGCACCGAAGTGAAGGATCTCGTTTGGCTGAGTTGCTCCGTCAGCAACGCCGGGAATTCCCATCATTCACCCATCAAATTGACGAGTTGATAAATCGGGTGACGGATTTTGCTCACAGGACGCGCCATGTAGATCAGGAAAGAGTTTTGACCGCGCTTCAAGAGTGGGGCGCGCTGACCATGAAAGAGTTAATCGAGGAAACCAGGCTGAGCAGTTGGGATCTCCGTCAGGTGCTCGCTGACTTGATAAGGCGCGGAAAGGTGGCCGAAAGCAGGCCACGGATTCCGAGAATGCCGCCGGCTGCGTGGCCTTCGGTTTACCAACTGAAGGGATAAGTCACAAGCTGGACAGTTTACTACCGAAAGAATCTCGAAGGGTGGATACGCCGTGGGAGAGCGCAAGAAACGGAAGTTTTGCCATTGCGGACGCCGCGCGGTGTTCTTCTCCCGAGCAAAAAGGAAGTTCCGTCACGATAGAGATCATTCCCTCTGCATGAGTTGTTATCGAAGACAGTTAGACGCGCACAGGAATAAATGAAGTTTCCCCAACCCTGAGAAGATGGTTCCGTATGACGCGGCTGCGTTCCCTCGAGAGAGAGCGTCTGTTCGCTACGGTGGCTTATCGTCTAGTGCGCGTGGTCGCTGCTGCAAACACTCGGAACTTGAGGCTGTGGTCATGCAGAAGCAGGGCACCGCTTATCACGCCTATTGTCAGGCGTGTGTAAACATCGGGAAACGAGTCGATCAGGAAATAAAGGAGCGAGAGCAAAGTGCTGCCATTCATACGCGCTAACTGGAAGATGCTCGTGCTGGCCATCGGTACGGTTCTTCTATCGATCTTGATCATCGCAGGCTTGCGTGCGCTGGGCAGTTCGATTAACGAGCACAGGGTTAACAAACTCGAAACTGAGAAGCAGCAATACCTCAAAGAGCGTGACGAAGCGCGGGCTCGAGATCTCATCCTGCAAGGAAAGATCGAAGCCCAAGACGAAGTAATCAAGTCTCTTACCTCACAGATAGCCGACTCAAACGAAAGAGTTGTCAATGCTCACAATGAAACACAGACAGCAAGGTCCACAGTTAACAAGGTTCGCGCTGATAAGCCTCACTTCAATAGTGCTGATGATGCTGACCGCATCCTCGAACTCGGCGCAGACCTGCACGGACTGTATCCCGATACCCCGTAGCACATTTGAGCTCTCGAAGAAAGCTGTCGACGAGGTTAAAGCCTCACGAGTCCTGATCGACAAGCAGGGTCACGAGATTGAACTGCTGCAGGAAAACGTCGCACTCAAGGACCACGTCATTGAGTTGCTGAGTGAAAACGGGAAGCTGAAAGACGAACGTGCGGCAGAGAAGGACAAACAGATCGCCGCGGAACGCGCAGCGCGTGAAAAGACGGAGCAGCAACTGACTATCGAAACCAAAGAGAAAGAGAAGGCGCAACGCTCAGCAAAGTTCTGGCGCAAAGTCGGAGCTGTAGCCGGCGCGGCCGCGGGCGTTCTGATCTTTAGTGCCGTGTATTAACGCTCGCCCGGTAGCAAATCATGTATCAACCTCTAACCTCACAGAGCAAACAATCTTCATTGCCAGGTCTCCTGATAGCGATTGGTCCCTTCCTTCTCGCCGTTGTCACCGCCTACGGTGCCAGTCAGTTCTTGCAGGGCCGTACACAGGAAAGACTTGAGACGCTCGAAAAGCGGCAAGAGCAAATGGTAAGCCGCGAAGAGATGCGGATCTTTATGGAATCCACCCGCGAAGACTTGCGCGAGATCAAGGAAAACATGCGCGCTCTACGCCAAGATCTCGGCAGAACGGCCCCGCACTAAAACTAAAAATCTCACGAAAGGCGCTCATGCTCAGATACATTCTTGTCCTCACCCTGCTTCTCACGCTTATTCTGGCGCCGGCGCTGCTGACTCAACAGGCCCAGTCGCAGGATCTTTCTGGGTTTGATTTCATTGTTGGGCCACAGGTTCCGATAACGAATTCATGGTTCGACCAGACGGAGATTGAGCGGGCGAAGGTTCATGGTGCCAAGTGTCCAGATGTGCCGCCCACGGACCCGGCCGCGCTCAATGACTACGTTCTCCTGAACTATTACGACCTGCCTCTCACGGAATACGTAGCGTATCAGCGCACAAAAGATCCGGTGTTTCTTGCTTACGCCCGGAAGTGCGCCGACGCTTGGTGGCAACATCCGCAGTGGATCAAGTCGGGTACAAAACTTGACTTTGAGAATGGCGAGCCAGTACCCCGCCACGCGGGTATCGGTGGTTTAATCCTGCGAGCGTTGGATGGGCGTCCCGAAATGTGGGACTGGATTGTCGCGTACACGCGATACGAGTTCGACATCTGGCTTGGCTTACGAGTCAACAATTCAAGTTTGCACTATGGCGTGCGTGAGGGCGCATTCATGTTGCACTACGCCGCTTGGCTGGCAGCAACACATCCTGATCTGGCTGTACGTGCTGAATTCCTCACAAAAGCTGAAAACATCTCCGTCAACTACTTCGGAAGGCTTCAGTATCCTGACGGATCGTGGCGGTGGGATACGGCGCCAGATGAATTTGTGGACACAGATGGCGGGACACTTCAGGGTATCACCCAACCCTTTATGGTTGGTCTACTCCTGAATGCGCTGATTGATGTTCATCGACTAAGCACGAATGGCACGGTAAAGGCGAGCATTCAGCGCCAGCTAACGCAATCGTGCCTCAACCTTTTCAATCACTCATACCGACGCTTTGAGCCTACCGGGATTCCCGGTGTGAACTGGCGATCGTTCTGGTATTTCGACCACGGCGGGACCTCAATTAACCCCAGGAAATACGAGTTTGGCGGGGGCAGTTACACTGCTGCCGACATTTCGTCTCAAGGTACATGGGTAATTGCAAACGAACGGCAACTCACTGCCACAATCTTTTCAGCGTACGCTTACGCCTATTTGCTCACCGGTGACCCGGCGTTCCGTGAAGCAGGCGCCGAACTGGTAGATGCCGCGTTCGTCGGCACCGACGGCTTTCGAGGCTTTGCGGCAGACACTGCGAAGAACTACAGCCAAACGTATCGCATGGGCGGCAGATACTTCGCGTGGCGGATTCAAACTCCCGGTAGTGAGCCAATTTCCACGTCTACGCCATCGCCAACGCCCTCGCTAGCAGCGAGCCCGTCTCCAAGTCCAACGCCAACACCTTTACCGAGTCCTTCCCCTACGCCGATGCCAACGCCGACTCCGACGCCAACACCCTCGCCCAGCCCAACTCCGCGGTGTCCATTCGGGGTTTTGCCAAATGGAAAATGTCGCAAGCACTGAATCCACTGAATTACCCACTCTGTCTTGGCTGTACCACGGCCTTTGTAAGAAGAAAACGAAGTGAAGATCCTCTGCAACTGGAAACCGAGCACCCTCAGTCGACAAGCAATCGCGCGAGGGTTTCGCGAGATGTTGGCCGCGCAAGGCTTCGCGGTAACAGGCGAACAAGTCAACATTAGACCGCCTCGACGGCTCACAAAAGAAGACAAAACTAAGAAGTGGCACCAGGACGACAATCAAGATCACGAACGACCCACCAAAGGCTTGCTATTGATTCTATGGAGCAACAAAACCCCGACATTAGTTCGCGATCGCGCAACCAAACAGCCGTTCGAGGGCGCAGTTAATGGCGACGTCCTGCTAATCCCGAACGACGACTGTGAGCATCGGATGCCAGAAGACGGACACAAGCGTTGGCTTGCGATTGGCTTAGTGCCGATTACCACATGATTCGACCTCAGCCCTCACACGAACTACAAACACCCGGCTTCCAGATCGAGCCCTCAAATGAGTTGGCCGACTGGCTGATGAACACTTTCGTCCATGAAGACGGACAATTGTGCAACGAAGACCACGCGCACCTTCGAACAGCAAACATCGCGGCAATCTGGACAAACGTAGAGTTTGAAGATGGATTGATGCCAGTGGCCGGTATGGCTGAGATCGTCAAAGTAAATGGTAAACCGTGGCCGCGGGCAGAACGAACAGATCACCTTTGTCTGCTACATGGAAACATTCCACAGGCCCGAATTTGGATTTACACACCTTACGCGGTGAATCTGGATGACGCTTCATTCTGCGCCCTTGTGGAGCACGAGCTTTATCACCTCGCTCAGAAAAAAGACAAAGAACAGCAGCCAATGTTCGACGACGAAGGCAGGCCCGTACTCACCACTCGAGCACATGACGTTGGCGAGTTTATCTCTGTAGTTGAGCGTTATGGAGTCGGAGCAGTTCACCCGAACGTCAAGAGAATGCTGGAAGCAGCGAAGAAGAAGCCTTTGGTCACCGGGGAATCGATACGGTTGGCGTGTGGCACTTGCGCGGCTGGAGTGTCCGTGTAATGGCTGAAAAACAGAGAAAGAACAGTGAAGGAAAGGCCAAACGGCTCGCCAACCTTAAACCCTTCCCAAAAGGGCAGAGCGGCAATCCCAATGGCCGGCCGGAAGGCACGCGCAACCGGTCTACCGTGCTGAAGGAGTTGTTATCACAAGTTTGTGATTTCACGAATCCGCTCACGCTCCGGAAGGAAACAGCAGACCTCGAAACTCAGGTAATGACAGCTTTGGTTGCGCGTGGGCGTCGGGGTGACGTCACGGCGATCCGGGAAATCCTCGACACCGTCTACGGCAAGGTTTCGGACAAGAACGAGCTATCCGGATCCGTCGATGTCAACATGCTCTCGATGGATGAGTTCAAGAAGCGCGCGGAGGAGCGCCGCAAACAAGTGGAGGGGCTGGATGATTAAGTGGAAGGGTTTGATGGTCAGGACTCCCATGTTGGGCGAGGTACGGGGCAAGAGGAACGCGGCCTATGTGTATGCTGACGAATTGGTCCTCCTTCACGATCTACCTAAGCGCACAACGGAAGAACAAATAGTCTACACGGCCTTGATGGCGAGTCTTGCTGTGATCACACCGGACAGTATCAACCGCAGTTTAGATTTGATACGGAGTCGAGAATGATTGATGCGCGCCCTCACAGATCGAGCGCAACTCCTGACGGAGCACCTAAACCTTCCGAACGCTACCGGAGTCGAAGATGCGAAGTGGGAACGATTCCAAGTCGCGCACCTGAACGATGATTCGACGTTCAGAATTGAAAACAAGTCGAGGCAGATAGCATGGTCATTCATTGCGGCCGCTGAAGGCGTTGCCGAAGCGGTATTGGATGAACAGTCATCGATCTTTGTCTCAATAACACTGGATGAAGCGAAAGAAAAGATTCGCTATGCCAGAACGGTCTTTGAAAACTTAGAGGGCGTCAACCTCCCGAAAATCAAGTCAGATAACCAACTCCTGCTTGAATTCGATAACGGAGCTCGTCTGATCTCCCATTCCTCGAGACCGCCACGCGGCAAAGCGCGGATGAACGTCTATCTGGATGAATTCGCTCACGTAAAGCACGACCGACAGATTTACACGGCTGCGCTACCGGTGATTTCAAAAGGTGGACGACTCCGCATCGGTTCCTCACCAATGGGAGCCTCTGGAGTCTTTTGGGAAATTGATACGCAGTCAATGCGGGCCTACCCAGGCTATACGAGACGAAGGACTCCGTGGTGGGAAGTCGAAGCGTTCTGTCTGAATGTTAACGAGGCAAAGAACCTCGCGCCGACGATGCTCACCGGCGAACGTGTCGAGATGTTTGGCAATGATCGAATCAAAGCGATCTACGCCAACATGCCTCTTGAAGACTTTCAGCAGGAATACGAGGCTGAATACGTCGACGAAGTCACCGCATGGATCACTTGGGAAGAAATCAAACAGAACCAAGATCCCGAGCTGTTATGCGGTATCGGGCAAATGCGCTCGAAAGGGATGGATCGGATCAATGCTGCTATCAATCAACTCAAACAGTGGCTCGCTGAAAAGAAGGTTGAAACGGTCTTTTCGGGTGGAATGGATATTGGTCGCACGCGAAACACTTCTGAACTCTACCTGGTAGGCGAGTCGACGACCAAAACCTATCCGCTCCGACTCGCGCTGACGATGGACAACACGGAATTTGATGATCAGCAGTCAGTGGTTGCAAACGTGATGGCCAACTTGCCAGTCAAGAAACTACTGATTGACCAAACCGGTATCGGAAGAAACCTTGCAGAGAATGCGACAAAGCGGTTTGGGCAAAAGGTTGAAGGCGTCGACTTCACGAACGGAACGAAACAATTTTGGGCCGGCAATACGAAGATGATTATGCAGCAACGTAAGGCACCGATACCAATCGATCGAGACTTGGCCTATCAGATCCACTCGATCAAGAAGTTGATTACTCCCTCTAAGAACGTGGTGTTTGATACCGATAGAAATGAAAAGCACCACGCCGATAAGTTTTGGGCGCTCGCACTTGCTCACAGTGCAGCGTTAGAACCGAAGCAAAGCGTCACCTTTGGACGCCTCAGAATGTAACGTCCGCCAAAAATCGGACAGTTGAAACGCGTGACACAGTAAAACGCGTGTCACAACCTCACGAAAGAACCTCACAGATGCCAGAAGCAAAGAACTCGCCTGATTTTACCAATGCCGCTTATTCGCGAATGTGCGGAGCCTGGTCAGTGCTCACTGACGTCTTAGCAGGGCAGGATACGATCAAAGCAAAGGGCGAAACCTACCTACCTAAGGAATTCGCTGAACTCAAAGAAGACTATGACAACCGGTTAGCCCGATCTCTTTTCTTTGAAGACTATCGAGACTGTGTTGTGAACCTCACCGGCATGGTCTTTCGAAAGTCTCCCACACTTGGCGAAGACGTTTCCGATCAGATCAAATCTCTCACTGAAAACATCGACAACGCCGGAACGCACCTTGACGTTTTCTTACAACGATTGTTCGAGGACGGTTTCTATGGTCACTCATTCATCGTGGTTGATATGCCAGCGGCTTCGAAGCCAGCGGAAACCGCAGAAGATGAACTGGGCTTACGTTCTTACTGGACTCTCAAACAAGCAAAAGATGCGTTGAACTGGCGCACGGCGGTAATCGATGGCAGCACAATTCTCAGTCAGATTACATTCCGCGAATGCGTCACACTTCCAGACGGTGATTTTGGCGAAAAGGAAGTGACGCGTTACCGAGTCTATCGACTAAATGAATTTGGGAACGCCGAATGGCAGTTGTGGGAAGAGACCGACAAAGCGGACGTAAGCGGGAAAAAAGAAAGCATTCTGATCGAGGCCGGAGAAATTAAAACGAAGCAGGGTAAGCCCCTGCGTCGTCTCCCGATCACGGTTCACTACGGTGAGCACGAAGGCTTCCTCGAATCAAGACCACCATTGAAAGGCATCGCAGATATCAACGTCGGCTACTACCAGCGATATTCTGACCTCTCAAATATTGAGCACCACACCTGCGCGATCACACTGGTAATCGAGAGCGATCCGAACGAAAACGCCGATAAGACGCTGGGCGGCAACAGGGTGCTTTATGTTGGCACCGGCCAAAAGGCTTACTTCCTAGAGGTTAACGGTCAATCAATCCCTTTTCTCCGTGAAGATCTGCGCGACCTTGAAAAGCGACTGGTAGCCAAAGGTCTCGACTTTGTTCAGAAGGAAAACCAGGTTCCACCAACAGCAACAGAAGTCTTGCTGTCTTACACAACTCGCACTTCAAAGCTCGCGAAGATGGTCCGGTCAGCGATTGACTGCACCGAAGCGGCACTGGCAATCACCGCCGAAATGGAGGGACTCGAACAAGGCGGTTCCATCACTCTTGGAGTAGACGAGAACTCGTTGACGCTCACACCTGACGAAGTACGGGCACTATCAGAGATGAATGAGCGCGGCCAAATATCACTCCGTACTCTGTGGGCCATCCTCGAACGTGCTGATCGTCTGCCGGAAGATTTCGACCCCGAGAAGGAAGAAGCCGCGGTCAAACAAGCCGCGTTAGACCAAATGGAGTTGAACGCTAAACAATTCGATGCCGGAATTGAGAGCACATGATCATTGCTTTCGCGGTTCTACTTGCCATCGTTTTGAGCACCACAACGTTGCTCGCGGCCATCTCATCGTGTGTCGCGATCTACCTGTGGCGCAGACTACGAAGGGCTCAGAATCACGTTGAAAACCTGACAGTCACGGTTTACACACTGAACACCGACAGGCAGGTATTGTTGGCCCAGCAAAGCCCGCTGCTTTACGCTAGGCAGGGAAGCACGCTGCACTGAGATGACGATCTACGTCCTCACATTCAAAGCAACCGCCAGCCATGACGCAGAGAAGCGCGCCGGGCTGAATCGCTTTCTGAAAGCGGCATTGCGGTCCTACGGTCTGCGACTCATCGAAATTGAAACAAAAGAAGACGTGGAAACGCCTCCCGCTCGTGTCGCGCTTTACAAGGACAGCGCCACCCTTGACGAACCGATTGGTTACTACGACTACGGTTCCTCAATCCCACTTGTGCCGAAATCCTGAACGGCAATCGATCCTGCAATACATGTGGGTTCGCCGAAAACTTTGACAACAGGAAGAAGCCTGATCCCTTCTTCTTAAAACCTTAACCCTCACTTTGAAAGGAATTCCTCACCCTCATGGCTAGTTTTGTAAAGTTCGAGGCTTTTGTAGAAGCACTCGCAGAAAAAGCTCACAACTTGGGCAGCGATCAGCTCGTGATCGCGCTCACCAACTCGGCGCCTACCGCCTCAACGTACGATGAGCTGGCGGACATCACCGAGATCACCTATACAAACCTGTCAACGCGGAACGTCACCACGACTTCCAGCGCACAGACAAGCGGAACCTATAAGCTTGTGTTGCAGGATTTGGTTTTGACTGCCTCAGGAGCGGTTGGGCCGTTCCGTTATGTCGTGCTTTACAACGACACGTCCGTAAACGACAAACTAATCGGATATTACGATTATGCGTCGTCCATCTCACTGGCGAACGGTGAAACCTTCACCATCAACTTTGACGACACGAATGGCGTGTTACAGTTGGCATAAGTCAAGGTAAAGAAGGCGGTGAGAAAACACTTGCCGCCTTACTGGTTCAGTATAGAATGCGCGGGCAACTCAAACCCGCGCAGGGTACAAAACCTCAAAGGAGATTCGATGAAAAAGTTTCTTGCACTAACCCTCAGTCTACTATTTGTTTTGCTCACCAGTGTTCCCGTATTCGCTGGAACGATCTCAATTCAATGTGATCCGAGTGGTTACACGTTGAGTCTCGGCGGTGGCGCACATTCGCAAAGCGTTCAGTTCTTCACTTACGTGTTTGATGACGCGACTCCAGTTGTCGGGGCTTCCGTCACCTTCAGCATGACCTATCCTGATGGAACAATCGTGCAGAAGAGCGCGCGAACCGATACCGATGGGCGCGCGAAAGCAACGTTTCGATTAGATCAAGCGGGCGATTACACCTTGAACAAGTCAGTCACGGTAGGAGCACAAACTGCGGCGTGTACTGAGACGTTCTCTGTAACGTTTTAAGAGGCGATGGCGTTTCCACAAATATCCGACGCTGACACTAAAAGCGGCACAGTCATCGCCAACAGCACGATTTGGACCATTACTTATCCGACGAATGTTGCTGCTGGTGACTTGTTGCTGCTGTTTATCGGGGCGGATGGAACTACGGACTTCTCTGCTACGGGATTTACGGCTCTAGCAGCATCGCAACTTAGCGCAGTTTCTGTGCTCCTACTCGGTAAGGTTGCCGTAGGCACTGAAGCAGGCACCTTTATCGTGACGGCTACCGCTGCCGAGCAGGGCGGCTGGCGCATTTTCCGTATCCCCGCCGCAAGTTGGTTTGGCGGTGCGCTGACCACAGGGATCGGAGGCAGCAATGAGTCCAACGGATTGTCGTGCACAGGAGACGGCGCAACATCTAGTAATCCGAACCCGGCCCTGCTCAACCCCGCCAACTGGGACGTTGAAGACACGCTTTGGATTGCAGCGATTGGAGTCGACACCAGCCGCACGATCTCAGTCTTCCCGCTCGCTGGCCGCAACACCGCGGATGTTTCAGGTGGAGCAGGCGGTGCCACCCTCGGTTTATGTTCCACCACGAGCACGGTCGCCTCACTTGATCCGGGCACTTTTACAATTTCAGCAAGCGATGATTGGGTGTCTCTTACCGTTGCGGTACGTCCCGCCGCTGTTGCTTCTGTTTTCATTCCTAGAAGTCCTCAAATTCAACCTCTGTTAGCTCAGTAAAGGAAACCTCACAAAATGAGTAGAGTTTATGTAGTAGGCGGCGAAAATGGCACGCTCGGCACGGGAAGCGTTTTGCTGGCGATGCGCACTGCGGCCGATGGTGTTACCGCTGGCGGTCAACTGGCAATCCGCCGTATCGAAGTCTTCCAAAACGCCTCGACGACCTCAGGGCAATGCCGGGCAGAAGTATTCAAGCGCGACACAGCGGGCACTCTCACTATGACGAGCGTCACGCCGCAACCGCTATCTCCGATTGTTGGACCAGCATCCGCTATTTCGGGCAGCACCGCCCCGGCGGGCACCGCTGCCAGGGTAGGATTTAATTCTTCGGCTGACTCCGGCGGCACTTACGTCTCGATCTATCAGGTGAACTTTAACAACCTCAATGGCTGGCTGTGGGTTCCTACACCTACAGAAGTTATCGAGATTCCTCCGGCGACGGTTTGGGGAGTACGCTTCATTGCTAATCCCACCGGCACGACGGGCTGGGGCATTGCTGTGACTTACGAAGAACTTGCCTGATGGCGATCTTTTACCTTCCACCTCCGCCGCAGTCACCATTTAAGATTGCGGCGCGCTTCAGCGCATATTCGCTCACTGCTACCGTAAGCACCTTTGCGCTGACGGGCACGGCGACAGGGCTGAGGACTGCTCGTACTCTCTCTGCAACTCAATCAAGCTACACGCTGACCGGAAACGCGACTGGATTAAGCAAAGGATACAGGCTTACCGCTGATCAGGCTTCGTTCGCTTTAACGGGACAGGCTACCGGCCTGACCGCACAGCGTACGATCTCTGCGCAACAGGCTTCGTTTACTCTCACCGGAAACACGACCGCACTTCAATACGCTCGGCTCTTCTCTGTTAATCACGGTGCTTTTACCGAAACAGGGAATGACGCGGGACTGTACTTTGGCCATAAGCTCAATGCCACCCAAGCCTCGTTTGCGCTTACTGGCAATAGCACTGGAATCGCGGCGCAACGACAAATCTCGGTCACCCAATCTTCATTCGCATTAACTGGCGAAGATGCGATTCTGACCAAAGGTTTTACGCTCATTACCTCGACCGGATCATTTGTGCTTTCGGGGCAGACAGTTCAATTACAAGCAGCGCGAATCTTTAGTGTTTCAGCGGGCGTGTTTACGGAGACTGGCAACAATGCTGAACTGACCAAAGGGTTCAAGATCAATGTTTCGGTTGGAACCTTTATTGAGACCGGCCAAGACGCAACGCTTACCGCGCAGCGATTATTGAATACGACTCAGGCAGGTTTCACCTTGTCTGGCAACACCATTTTGCTGACGACCGCGCGGAAGCTAACCGTCACTCACGGCAGCTTTACGTTCACCGGACAAAGCATCGGGCTGAAAGCCGATCGTTTACTCAGTGCCGCCCAGGCAGGCTTTAGTCTCACCGGAAATGATGCCGAGCTGACCTTCACACCGAGCGGAGCCCTGAACTTCGACGTTGAGACCGGCAGTTTTGCGCTATCCGGTCAGAACGCCACCTTCTTAGCTACTCGTGTCCTCACGGCTACAAAAGCGGACTTCAGTCTTACTGGCACCGGAACAAGTCTCACGGCAGGCAGGAAGCTGTCTGTTACGCATGGCAGCTTGATGCTGACCGGGAATGGCAGTGAGTTGCTATTTGGTCGAAAGCTTAATGCCACGGTTGGATCGTTTTCACTTACCGGGAACGCAACGACCTTCAGCCTCACACGGACGATTGCGGCGAACCAGGGATCGTTTGCGCTCACTGGAAATGCTACCGGCCTAAATCGTGGTCGACTGCTCACCGCAGATTATGTCAGCTTTGACATAACCGCTCAGGGCGCATCTTTTTCACGAGCGCGGGTCATGCCTGCGACGGTTGCCACAATAACCCTGACGGGCAACGTCGTCTCACCGACTGCCCAACGGCTGCTCAACGCCAACACTCGATCATTTGCGCTGACGGGCTTTGCCGTCGAGATGATCCAGGCAGCGCATAACGTAATGCCCGCGAGCGTGGCTACGTTCCTCGTTACCGGTCAGGATGCAGAGTTTCCTTATGGTCGGGTCTTTACAGTCACGTCTGGCAGTTTCGCTCTTACCACGAGATCAGCAAAGATAGTTCTGTTTGGCGGCTCGGTTGCTGAGATTGAGCGCGTCTATGATTCGCTTGGCGAGTCACGCGTGATCACGGCCAATGGCGAATCGCGCATCCTCACTTCGGCTGCTGGTGATCGCGTCTACGTCTCCACCGGCAACTCTCGCCTGTTCGCATCTCTACCTGATGACCGCACTTTAGTTTCACATTGAAAGGGAATTCCTCATGTCTCGAGTTAAACAGCAAGATCCTGATGAGAAGTTGGACTACACGATCAACTACGCCGATCGACTTCCTACCGGCGATAACATCGTCACGAGTGATTGGGAAGTTCCCGACGATCTCACCGGCAGTTCCGAAAGCGTCTCAGGTCAGGCAGTCACGACCTTTATCACCGGCGGCACTGCTGGCAGCGAGTACAAGCTGAGCAATCGCTCAACATCGGCTGCCGGCCGAATTGTTGAAGACTATATCTTGCTACTCATTCGTAATTCCGATAGCGTGCAGTAATGCAGTAAATGCAAAGCCATGACTCTTCTCGAAAACGTGTTGGCCCAAATCCTGGAAATGGAGATGATGTACAAAAGGCCGCGCGCGCTACTCTGCGACCGTGATTCTCTTGAGGCGCTTGCCCGCGAGAATGAATTTGTTGGCCTCATGCTTCCAAACACTCGCGTCTTAGGACTGAGTATCGAAATCGATTCTAAACCGAACTTTGACGTTGTGGAGTGAGACGTGGATCACATCGAAGTCCTAGCAATCGGAACGCAAGTGGTTATTGACGGTGAGATCCCCGCGACGATCCGTGCAGTAACAATCTATTCAGATACGTGGATTAAGTACCTGTGTGTTTGGTGGGATGAGCGGACCAGGCGGGAAGAATGGTTGCTGGCCGACGAGATAAAGGCTCAAGAAGGCCACCGCACGGCGCGGGTTACTATGGGCAATCCTAAAAGCTGGAGGGTTTAACTATGAGCGATAATAACATTCAATCAACGAGCGAACGATGTCAGGGCGGCTGCGGAATTGACTTTGCCGAGTTTCCCGAAATGAGCCACACCGAAGACGAATGCGGCGGGCCGGAATGCACTTGCTATGAAATCATCGGTGGTCATCAAATGGGTTGCTACTTTTACGGACGGGAGCGACATAAATGGCCGATAAACTGAAAGAGTTATTATCCCGTTGTAAGTGTGGTGTTTACCTGTCAGTGAACGAACACCGCGACCTTTATCGAACCGCCGAGGCTCATCTTGACGAGCTGGCTGGCTATGAATGTCCGCCTACGATCCGGGATGATGTACGGCAGAAGATGATCGAAACGGACACGATTGTTGAACTCCAGTTTTACCCAAACACTCCGGTCGGGTTTAATCGAGTTTACCATTACGATCTTGGTGCCGCGCTGGATGAAGCGCTGGCCTGCTTCAAATCTTAAATGTCCTCAATCATCACAGCAGCTCAAGCCTTTCGCGCCGATGTTCTACGCGGTGACAGAGAGATGCTGCGTCAACTCTCGAACGCGTATTCACTAATTGATAAATCACTGAATCGTCAGTTTCGAGATCTGCAACGTGAGATTGCAGAAGCACAGCGACAGGGAAAGACAGTCAACCGAGACTGGCTCAGACGATCATTTCGGTATCAACAACTGATTCGCCAGGTGAAGGGTGAGATCGGCGGCTACTCTTTTAACGTGCGGCAGTTCATCGAAGGCCAACAGAGACGTGCAATCGATCTTGGACAGTTTCATGCAGCCGATTTAATCCAACAAGGCGCTGAAATTTCCTTTGCCAGACTGCCCTCAGAAGCGATTAATGAAATGGTGGGAGTCTTAGAGGATGGCTCACCGCTTTCTAAGGTGCTGGAGCGGCTAGGGCGCGAAGCAGCAGGGCAAATCAGGTCAAGCCTGATCGAAGGTTTGGGCGCGGGGCATTCAGTTCAGAAGATTGCGAGACAAATCCGCGGCGGCATCGATGGTCCGCGATGGAAGGCGCTCAGACTCGCACGTAATGAGGTGATGCGAGCATACCGTCAGAGCAGTTTGGCAACTTACGCTGCGAACAGTGACGTCCTCGACGGATGGTATTGGATTTCAGCAAAGTCTACGCGAACCTGTCTCGCCTGTTGGGATCTGCACGGCACATTCTTTCCGCTTTCAAAGACATTCTTTCCATCACACGTTTGCTGTAAATGCACGAGCGTACCCGCTCCAAAAGGATCGCACCCAAATATTCAATCAGGTGCGGTGGCGTTTGCGAATCTACCCGCAGAGCAGCAACAAAACGTGTTGGGAGAAACCCGATACATTATGTACGCATCTGGCGAAGCCTCACTTGATGATTTCGTTATTCTCACGAGAGATCGTGACTGGGGTGGAGCGTATCAGGTTAGACCGTTGTGGAAACTTAAGCAGAGGAAGAAGGCGGCTTGATCCCTGCGTCGGAGAGTATTTTTTCAATACCCGGATCTCTGACAAGCAATGCTATTAGATCGATGTCGCTTTGTGTGATCTCACTAACAGGTCGCCTCAACAGTTCGACGTAAAGCCTCCGCTTTGCCTCTAATAGATCAGACCAATAAAGTCCGTGAGGGTTTTGCGTAAGCGCGGAGATAAATTGTCCGTTCACCATCCTTTACGCCTCTTTTGAAGATGAAGAAACAGCAGCGGGCTGCTTAACTGCTGAGTCTAAGCGGTTCATGCAGTACTCAGCTATGCGTCCGCAACGCGGGCACGTGCCAATGTGAAACACGTCGCAAGTCTTATCAAGCGGAACCATTGCGCCACAGTCGGCACACTGGAAAGACTCATCTCCGCAGTACGGGCATTTCATAGTTTAAACTCCGCTAGATCGTGCTCTCCTGAATCATCCTCGCATATTTCGTCATGCTCGCCAGTGTTGATCCAACCATATTTGTCCCTGTGAACGACGCGCAGTCCTATTCCTTCACCTTCATAGGCCACAACACCTGCGTCATCTGGCAAGTCGGCGATCAGTTCCTTTAGTCGTTTGATGGTTAGCATTGTTTAAGATGAAGCAGAGGAAACGAAACCCTAACTGAACAGACCGTTAGATTCAGTTGTGAGAACCGTCAACGTCTCGACTTCTCTGACCAACACCGTCATCTGTAATGGTACTCGCATACCGGGAAAGACATCTGGAATTCCAAAGTGTGTGACTGGCCCCCAGTCGTTCCCACGTGGCACAAAAACAAAGCTTCCGTCTTCTGAACGCGCCGCTCGTCGATACCCCTCGCCGTTAATTTCGCCGTTTGGACCGTACAAGGCTAAGTACAGTGGATACGCTTCGGGTAACTCGACATGCGCCGCATCGCACACGTCAAACCCGTGATAGCGAGTGGGCCAGTCTCGATCGCCTTTTGGGAAGTCAACGCCTCGCGCATCGCTGCGAAGCAACTTCCCCAACACTGGGATCGCTGCTATTCCTACGAGTGCTTTAGTAATGAATGACCGTCTGTTCATTGTGGCCCTCGAATTAACACGTAGATTTGCGCCGCCAAGGTAAGCACAAACAGCAGTCCCGCAAGAGCAAGCAACACGGGCACAATCTTATGAAACAGGAATTCTCTAATCATCGCCAAAAACCAGTAACAGGCGGCGGACCCGTGTCCGCAAGTGATTCGATCTCGCGTTTCACGTCTGGATGTATTTCTCCCGTTTGCTTGAAGTATCGCAACTCGGCCTTCGAGCACATGTAGGAGCAGTAGTCACCAGACATCCAATCGGGAAGCGGATCGCCGCATCCAGCGCACTGACGTTCGGGCTGTTTGGCGTCTTCGCTCATGCTAATAGAGGTAAAAGCCCGCTGATTGTTTGGAAAGCCACTCACTCAAATCCGGTAATTCTTCTTTTACCGCGACAGAAAGGCGCTGCGCTTCCGCAGGAGACACAAGATCACCTTCCATGCGCAACAAAATCTCCGGGGTGCATTGCTTCATCATCTGCATCAAGTAACCCGTTGCCGTCGAGCGTTCATCACCGTCAAGTGCTGATACGAGCCGCCACGCCATCTACTCTCCAATAACCTCCGGCCAGTCATCCATCCAAATATGCGGCCTGGCACTGTCCTGAGTCTCGCCGAGCAGCGTCGCATTGCATTCAATTGTGCATGTGTCTGCGACTCGTAAACTAAATGGAGCGCCCATGATAGGCATGACGTATCGCGGCTGCTCACGCGCAGAAAAGACGACCGCGAAGTGCGTTAAGGGCGGCCAGTCTTCGGATGCTGGCGGGAAAGTGGCTTTGCCTTTTTCAATTGGCATTCGTTGATAGCCCAAAGCGTCAACCTCAACGATTCGACCGTCCGCGTGTTGAGAGAAAAGGGCGGCTAGCATCTTATTCTCCTATCGTGTCCTGCCAGTCCGCTGCTTCTACTTCAGTGTGGCTGTGTGCAGCCTTCGCGCTGACAGGTTCCGACGCGCGGTGGTTGCGGCGCGGGCTTAATGGTATGCGGGTGCCCACACTTCTTACAGTGCGCGGGATACTCGCCATATTTATTCGCTGGTCCGGTGTGCTCCAATTCACCGTCACAATCGCGCGAATGAGTGATCGGGCTGGAATGTAAACACCGTAAGGGCATCTGTGACCTATCCCGTTACAATTAAGAATCAAAATAATCGGCTAAATGTTTAGTGATAATGTCTGGCAGATAGAGATTGTCTTCCCAGTCATTGTCTCCGTGATCGTCGCATACTTCCCGCAACGCTGCGATTGCATCCGCCCGCTCTTGGATCAGTTCTTCACGCGATAACTTCTCACCACCCAGACCACGCAAAGCCGTGCCCAACTGTTCGCGCAAAACTGCCTTGCGACCTCGCACGTATGCTGCTTCTTCGGATTCTGTCATGGTGCCACGATCAACGGCTGCTTCGGCTGAATCTGATCGGGAGTAATCACCCTTCGTTCCTGTGGCGTCACTGTGATTCCCAACACGTTTAGACTGTGCTCGCGCTGTGCGCCACACTTCCCACAGACAAGCAAGGCTGAAGTGATCACTTCTCCGGTCATTGACTTGTTCACGATCGGCACCGGATGAACGTAAGTTGTGGCCCAACCGATTGACGAACACTCCGTACATCGCGGTTTATAGTTACGCGCCTCGAGAGCGGCGGTAACGAGGCGGACGAGTTCAGGCTGTTCGGGAGGTTGAGGCTTTGCTAGTTCGGCGGCGCTCTCAACTATCTTCTCGGTTATCTGCTCGCGGAGGCTCGACAGTTCGGCCATTCGATCACGAACCGGCAGTGACCTTAACATTTCTGCTTGTGCCTCAGTCAGCGGAACGTCGCCGGGATCGCGCAACGCACCTTCGTAGATTTCGCCTGTATTTGGATTGCCCAAGTCGTTTCTCCTTTGATTTTGAAGCCTGCTTAAGTGAGTAGCGCCCTGTTCGCAATTGGCGCGTGGCGGCGCCTTCGTTTTACGTCTTGGTTGGCGTAGGTACTCCGCAGGATTTCTCCCGCATCACCAGCCTTCCTACTTGGCTGCACGTTTAGGCAATCTGCCCTGATACCAGCCAAGACCTCGCGCACAGAGCGCGTCCCGCATTCTACCTGAATCCAATAAATCACAAGCTGGAAAAAATTAGTCCTCAGAATCCTTTGCTGTGCGGATAGACGCGCGCGCAAGCCTCACCATTGCGCCCCTCACCACACTAATTTACTTCCGATGCCAGGCAAAGGAGCATTGAATGCCAGAAATAGTTGTTGACTCCCTCGATACGGTCGAAGAGTCACTCAGACCCGCGTACGTTGAAAATGAAGGCAAGTTTAATCTTGACCCCGACAAATACGCAGAAGTGAAGGCCCAGGGCCTCAAAAGCAAAAACGGCGAACTGATTAAAAAGCTCAATCAGAGCAAAGAAGCCGCAAAAAGATTTGACAAGTTTCAGGAGTTCGCGGACGACGATCTTGCTGAACTTTTGGAACTGCACGAACAGAAAAAGAATCCGCCGCCGGCAGATCCGAAGCAGCAGAAAGGTGAAGACCTTCAGGCGAACTTTGATAAGGTTTACAAAAAGGCTGAGTCAAAGTGGGGTGAAGAAAAGGTCGCGCTCACAACCGAACGCGACGCACTAAAACAAGAGAACCGGGGCTTTAAGCTGATGTATCCGCTCCGCGACATTGCCTCGAAAGCCGGTGTACTCCCAGAAGACCTGGACGTCGCGATGATGGAAACCGCCAAACACTTCGACCTCGACGCGGACGATGAAATCGTAATGCTCGACAAGGACGGCGATCCGACAGGTGTTACACCTGAGAGGTTTTACGGGGAACTCTACAAAGAGAAGCGTCCCAAGTTCTATGCACCATCAGGTGCCAGCGGCAGCGGCGCACCAAGCGCGGTTTCTTCCAGCGGCGGAAAGCGAACAATAAGCCGCGATGCCTTTAATAAACTCGGCACTGAACAGCAAAAAGCTTTCATGGCTGAGGTCAAGGCTGGTAAAGCGACCCTCACAGATTAAGAACGCTTAGGGCGTTCAAAAATTCTCACTCTCACTGATGAGGTCGGTGCTGAGATAGCTCATTAACCCTCTTTCACTCAGGAGAAATTCTCACCAATGGCTAATACCCTCACTAATTTATTTCCAACGATCTACGAGGCTCTCGACGAAACGTCGAGCGAGCGCGTCGGCTTTGTTTCAGCGGTCAGCCGCGATTCAAGCGCAGAGCGCGCCGCCCTCAACCAGTCGATCCTCGTTCCTATCGTTCCCGCAACTACCGCCGAAGCGGCCAACACTCCCGGAGTGACCGCGCCAGACACCGGCGATCAGACAGTCGGCAACGTTGAAATCCTGATCAGCAAGTCGTATCACATTCCGGTTCGCTGGAACGGTGAAGAGACTCGCGGCCTCAAGAACGCTGGAACCTTTGGATCAATCAACAAAGACCGAATGAAGCAAGCGTTTCGGCGCCTCGGCAATCTCGTTGAAATCGACTTGGCGTCAACTTACAAATACGCTTCGCGCGCTTTCGGCACAGCAGGTCAGTCACCCTTCGGCACAGCCGCAGTACTAACCGATTTCGCCGGTGCGTTGAAAATCCTTGAGGACAACGGTGCGCCTGCGAGCGAACTGAAACTCGTGCTGTCTAACGCCGCGATGTACAACCTCCGTGGTAAGCACTCAGAACTATTCAAGGTCAACGAAGCGGGCACTGAAGAGCTTCTCCGCGATGGCAAGGTTGCCCGTTTGATGGGTTTCGATCTTCATCAGTCAGGTTTCGTTGCTAACCACACGGCAGGAACAACCACCGACGCCACCTTGACCTCAACAGACTACGCAGTCGGATCGACCTCACTCACTCTTGCCAGCACCGGCACCAGTACGATTCTCGAAGGCGATCAGGTAAATATCGCTGGTCAGAACAACGGTATCTGGTATGGCGTTCGCACTGGTGACGCCGATGTTTCCGGTGGTGGAACTGTTGTATTGAACGCGCCTGGCTTGACCATCGTGCAGACAACCAACACTTCCGTCATTGCGCCCTCGGCCAACTACTCGGCAAACATGGCGTTCCACAAAAACGCTATCGTGCTCGTCACTCGCGCTCCGGCCATGCCCGAAGGCGGCGATATGGCGGAAGACGTGGAAATGATCACCGATCCACGCACCGGCATTACTTACGAAATCGCGCTCTACAAGCAATTTCGTCAGAACGTGGTTCACGTCTCCCTGGCTTGGGGCTGGAAAGCAATCAAGCAAGAGCACATCGGAATTCTCTTTGGCTAAGTAAAACGGGCGGGTGAAATTCCCGCCCTTTTCTCACTAACCGAGAGGAACTCCATGAATTCAATAATCAAAATGTTTGGACCATCGATAAGCGATCCTTCGCGGAGAGGAACTCCATGAATTCAATAATCAAAATGTTTGGACCATCGATAAGCGATCCTTCGCGGATCGTTAATCGCGATGTTCCGGTCTGTGACGAGCTCGCCTATCGCGCCGCAGGCTACAAACGCGGATCGATTCCTGAGCCCGTCGAAACTCCCATCGCCGCCGAACCAACAGCAGCCGCAACTCCCGTCGAGGTTCAACCTGAAATTCCTGAACCAAAGCCCGAAATAGTGAAGGCTCCGAAGCCTCGCAAGGTGGTGTCCAAATGAGATGGCGCAATACTGAAACACCAACCTTCGCGGGTAGTGACGGCACAAAGATAACGGGTCCAGATGTTGTCGAAGCATTCGACCTGGTTGATCGCGATGGAAACGTCGTCGGGACTTTCAGCAAAGACGTTGCTGGCGCACTGTCCTTCGCGTTGTCCGGATCGCTGGCTCCGACTTCACTCGACGCTACTACGCTGACCCAAGGCGGTGTTGGTGTGTTGATAACCGCAACGGGCTTAAGAGTCGCGCGCGCAAAATACAGCTTCGCGGTCGACAGCGGCGCTCAAGGTTTAATTACCCCTGCGGATAGCGACACTATCCCCGACAACGCAATCATTGTTGGCGGCACGATCAACTCAACGACCGCTGTTACTTCGGACGGTTCAGCAACGGTATCGATCGGCACTTCAGCGGGATCTTCAACCACATCGATCAAGGCCGCTACTGCGAAGGCTTCTTATTCGGCCGACGCGGTTCTTAACGCCGTTCCTGTTTTCGCAACGCCGGTCAAACTCACAGCCGCAGGGACTATCACCTTCACGATCGGCACCGCGGACCTTACCGCCGGCGTGATCGAAGTATTCCTTTTCTATGTTGTCGCCGCTGCTTAATCAATGTCTTTAGCCGCAACAGTCGGAGCCTCAACCTCAAATTCCTACTGCGCTCTCGCCGAAGCCGAGACCTACTTCGCGGATCGCATCGGCAAAGACGATAACGGGA